TAGTTAAGTATAAGTCTTTTCCTGAGGAGATAAATCGTGCCATTAAATCTAATAGATTATGCCTCAGTGGGTGTCGATAAGGTAAAAATTAAATTTGGTAGAACAGTAAAAATTAGTTCTATAACAGATAATAAGTTTATTGTTCAAACATCAGCTGCAACACCGACTATTGTATCTAGTCCATTTAAAACAATAAACTCATTAGCTGACTATAATACAATATCTAGAACTCTTACTCTTTACTGGGATAAAGTCCTTGTTTCTGGTCAGGAATACTATCTAAGAGTAGTAGGTATATTAGACGCTGCAAATGAAGTCGTAGCAGAAGAGTATATAAAATTTACAAAGCAAGATGCGGCTACTCCTTCTGGTTTTTCAACTTCCGTTGTTCCGGTGATAGAAGAAATTTTAGTAGAAGATAATTCAATTTTAACCGAAGCCTATAGTAGCTATCAAATTATAGCTAAAAATCCAGAATTCTATATTGATTCTATTGAGCCAAAAAACGGATCTTTTTATTTACCAAATGATAATAACAATGGAAGAGTCACCATTACTTTTAATGCTCGTCCAGCTTCTAACTTCTTATCCACTAAGTATTTTAAAGCTCAAAGAAAAAAGATTCAGAAGTCACCGTCTCGTTGGGAAAACGTTGAGACAGTTACGCAAATGCACTCTTGGAAGCCTGAGATATATATAGACTTTCCATCCTTAATAGATGCAACACCATCATATTATACTGAGAATAAAGATTATTTTGAAAAAGGTTATAAGTATAGAATAACAGTTTCTAAAGATGTGGGTATATAAGATGGCTAATTTTGTATATAAAAAAGCAAAAGAATCCATGTTAAGTGGTGAAATAAATTTGTCAACAAATAGTCTCAAAGTTGCATTTATAGATACTTCTTTGTATACACCAAATCAAAATACTGATGAATTTTTATCAATTATACCCACTGCAGCAAAGAAATATAGAAGTGCAGCTTTAGGTAATGTATCTAATGATTTAGGAGTCTTAGACGCAGATGACCTAACGATTGTTCATGATGGAGTAGCATTTAATGCAATTGTCTTTTATCAATTCGGTACAGCAGATTCCGATTCAAGGTTAATAGCTTTTATAGATGATTCTGAAGGGCTACCTTTTGCCGGCACTGCGGAATCTTCGTCGATTACACTGCAATGGAATAATAGTTCAACAAAAATTATTAGCTTATAGGAAGATATATGGCAACAAATTATCCAAATCAATTAGATGTTTTAATAAATCCAACAGCAACTGACAAACTCAATTCAAACACAGTACCGCATCATCAACAGCATGCAAACTTAAACGATGCTGTAGAGGCAGTACAAACCGTATTGGGGCTTGCCCCAGCTGGTTCTTATCTTACGGTTAAAGATAGAATAATAGCAGTAGAGTCAAACATTAGTAGTATAAATGGATTAGGTGATGTTACTATAAGCAATGTCGGGACTAAAGATGTTTTAATTTACGATGGATCTCAATGGGTAAATAAGTCCGTTGAATCATTATCAAACAATAGCGCAGAGCTTAATATTAATGGAGGAAATTTCTAAATGGCTAATATTTTGAGAATCAAAAGAAGGGCTGGTGGAGGCGTTGCAGGCGCACCTAGTTCGCTCAAAAATGCTGAGCTAGCGTTTAACGAAGTTGATAATATTCTTTATTATGGCTATGGAGACGATGGTACAGGCACAGCAAATACAGTACCAGCAATTGCTGGAATAGGCGCATTTGTATCATTAAGTTCTGATCAAACAATTACTGGAAATAAAACATTTAATGGTACAATAATTGTTCCAACACCAAGTGCAAACACTCACGCATCAACAAAGCTCTATGTTGACCAGCAGATATCCAATGTTAATAATACTATTTCAAACGTTGCCACATCATTTACAGTTGCGGGTGATTCTGGATCTAATCAAACAATTAGTTCAGGTACTGATACTTTAACCATTTCTGGTGGCACGGGACTATCCTCTGTTGCAAGTGCAACTGACACAATTACTTTAAATCTTGACAACACTACCGTAACTGGTGGTTCTTACGGTGGTGCAGGAACGGTTGCTACGTTTACTGTAGATGCTCAAGGTCGTTTAACAGCAGCTGGAAATACGGCAATTTCTTTAACTTCCTCAAACCTTGATAACACCGCAGTAACTGCTGGCTCTTATGGAGCTGCAAACTCGGTTGCTACATTTACGGTTGATGCAAAGGGTCGTTTAACGGCTGCTGGAAACTCAGCAATTTCAATCACCGCTTCACAAATTAGTGACAAGGGCTCAAATCTGGTAACTGGTTTGACCGGTACTAATAACGAGATCACGGTTTCAAACTCTGGAGTTGGAGCTGTAACATTAGGTCTCCCAGCTAATGTTACGATTAGTAATAATCTAACTGTTACTGGAGATTTGATTGTTAATGGCAATACAACAACTCTTAACACAGCAACGCTTGTTGTAGAAGATAAAAATATTGTTCTTGCAAATTCCGCATCACCAACAGATATAACTGCTGACGGTGCTGGTATTACAATTCTAGGTGCAACAGATAAGACGTTCACCTGGGTTGATGCAACAGATGCATGGACTTCATCAGAAAATATGAATTTAGTTTCTGGTAAAGTTTATGAGATTAATGGAACATCTGTATTAAGCAATACAACACTTGGTTCTAGCGTAGTCACCTCAAGCTTAACAGCAGTAGGAACAATTGCAACAGGTACCTGGCAGGGAACAGCTGTCGGCATTGCCTATGGTGGTACTGGTTCAACAACTGCTGATGGCGCAAGAACTGCATTAGGTCTTGCAATTGGATCAAACGTACAAGCTTATAGTTCAATATTGGCAAACGTTGCTGCTGGAACTTATTCTGGTGATGATGACATTGTAACAGTTGGAACAATCACCGCTGGAACATGGAGTGGTACAGCAATTGCTGCCACTAAGGGTGGTACTGGATTTACAACTTATACAACTGGAGATTTGGTTTACGCTAGCGCAGCAAACACATTGTCTAAATTGTCAATAGGTTCTAGTGGACAAGTTCTACAAGTTATAGCTGGAGTTCCAACATGGAGTGACACAATAGACGGTGGAACTTTCTAAATAAAGGAAAGGTTTTATAGTGGCTAATCCAAGTATTACCGGCAATCAAATAGCCATTGATCCTATTTCTGGAGTATTCTTCTTCAAAAATAGCAATGGTTCATTAGTTAGTTCATCTTTGAATTTACTTCAAACTTCGAATACTCAAATAACAACAGAGGATAGTGTTCAAGTTTCTGGAAATTTAGTAGTTTCTGGAAATCTTACCGTTAATGGCACTATCGTCACAGTAAACACAGAATCAATTGTTATTGAAGATAAAAATATTGAACTTGCTAACGTATCATCACCATCTAACGTGACAGCAGATGGTGGTGGAATAACATTAAAGGGAACTACAGATAAAACTTTTAACTGGAGCAATAGCACCGGATCTTGGACTTCTTCCGAAAATATAGACTTTGCATCTGGAAAAGTGATTAAGATTAATGGAACAGAAGTATTATCAGCAAATGCATATACTGGTTCAGCAGCAAAATGGACTAATGCTAGATTAATTACTCTAGGTGGCGACCTATCTGGAAATGTCTCGATAGATGGCTCTGCTAACGTAACTCTTACTGCAACTATAGTTGCTAATTCTGTAGCTTTAGGTACTGACACAACTGGTAATTATGTTGCTTCTCTAGTTGCCGGAACAGGAATTTCTTTAGCTAATAACTCTGGAGAAACTACTACTCCAACAATAACACTTAATGCAACAATAGATGATTTAACAGATGTTACTTTAACCACTCCAGCCAATGGTGACTTCTTTAGATACAATGGATCTGTTTGGATTAATGATGCCATTAATTTATCTACAGATACAATAGGTGATTATGTAGATCATCTCAGTGCGGGCACTGGTATAACGATTACTAACAATTCTGGTGAAGCTTCAGTTCCAACTATCTCAATTCCTCAATCAGTTGCCACCAATGCAAACGTTGCCTTCAATCAGGTAACAGCTGCTTTAGTGGGTGCAGTCACAGGTAATGTAACTGGAAATATAACTGGAAATGTTACTGGAAATTTAACTGGAAATGTTACTGGTGATTTAACTGGAAATAGCAATGGAGTTCACACTGGTAATGTAACCGGTACAGCAAGCAATGCATTAGTTTGGACCAATCAAAGAAAAATTACTTTAGATGGTGACGTAACTGGTAACGTATTTATAGACGGAAGCGCTAACGTAACAATAACAACAACAATTGCTTCTAACTCCGTAGAGCTTGGTGCCGATACGACAGGTCAATATGTAGCAAACTTAGTTTCGGGCACTGGTATAACAATAACTGATAATTCCGGTGAAGGAATGACACCAGTTATTAAAATAGCAGATTCTTATACTACAAACATGGTTTCTAATATAGCAAACTCCGCAGCAAGCGTAAGCACATATGCTGACGGTGTTGGAAACACTGCCTATTCAAATGCAGTAACTTACGTCAACAATAGAACATTGAATGACTTTACGGAAGTAGTTATTACTACTCCAACTTCAGATAACCTATTAATGTATAACGGTTCTGCTTGGATTAATCAAGCTGTTAATATAAATAGATTATCAGATGTTAATGTTAACCCTAGCACTCTTGGGGCTTATCAAGTGCTTAAATACGATAGCAACACTTCACAGTGGGTTAATGGCACAGTTGATTGGGAGCTTCCTGTTGGTCTAGCTTATAACACCACTTTGGGAGATGGCACAAACAGTACATTTACCAAAACTCACGGACTAGGCACCCGAGATATTTACGTAACATGCAGGACTACAAATGCACCGTATGAAGTTGTAGAGGTAAGGTGGGCAGCAACAGATCTCAATAATGTTACATTTACATTTTCTACAGCACCATCGAGTGATTCAATTTCAGTAACAATATTTTCTAACGTCTCTAGTGCTATGCTAAATGCTCCATCTTTAGGCAGCTTAGATGACTTTGTTATCGCTGGTGCTGGAATTACTGCAGGGCAATACATTGTGTGGAATGGTAGTAAGTGGTACAACAAAACATTACTACTTGATGATGCATCTGATGTACAAATTAACACCTTAACCACTGGTGATATCTTAAGATATGATGGAACCTTTTGGGTAAACGACCCAATTAATCTTGGTACAGATACAGTTGGTGGATATATTACATCGCTTGTAGCTGGAACTGGCATTACGCTAATTAATAATACAGGCGAAGGTGCAACGCCAACTATAACGGTTGACACTTCAACTATTCAAGCACGTGTTGCTAATGTTACCGATACGGAAATTGGATACTTAGACGGTGTAACTTCTGCAATCCAAACACAGATCAATAACAAACTTGATTCTTCAACAGCTGGAAGTACTTATGCGCCTTTGGCTAGTCCAACCTTTACAGGAAATGTTTCTGGTATAACCAAGACAATGATTGGTCTAGGTTCTGTCGACAACACAGCTGATACAGCTAAACCAGTTTCCACGACACAACAAACTGCTCTTGATCTAAAGGCAAACTTGGCGTCACCAACGTTTACGGGAACGGTAACTATCCCAGCAGGCGCTTCAATTTCTGGTTTTGCAACACTTGCTGATCCTACGTTCACAGGAAATGTTTCTGGTATTACAAAAACAATGGTTGGTCTAGGTAACGTTGATAATACAACAGATCTTGGAAAACCAATATCAAATGCTGTTCAAACAGCACTTGACTTAAAAGCTCCTCTTGCAAATGCTACATTTACAGGCACAATAACCCTTCCTTCGAATACGGTTACATCTTCGATGATTATGGATGGAACTATTGCCAATGTTGATATCAGCGCATCGGCTGCAATTGATTATTCTAAATTATCATTAAGTAACTCGATTGCTACTACCGACTTAGTATCTGGTGCAGCTAGGGCAGGATTCAATTCAACATTAAGAACAGTTACCTCAAGTAATACTCTTGTAATTTCAGACCTTGCTAAATTAATAGTAGTAAATAGCTCTTCTACTGCTAATATTACGGTGCCTGCAGATGATACAGTTAATTTTAATGTTGGTGATAGAATAGATTTTGTTACAATTAATACTGGTTTAGTAACATTTATTGCTGGAGGTGGAGTTACCGTAAACGGAACTCCTGGTCTTAATTTGCGTACACAATACTCTGGTGCTACACTAGTTAAACTAGCCACTAATACCTGGGTGGCAATGGGTGATCTAAAGGCCTAATTATGACAGTTCCAATAGGCAGTTCGGGCCGGTTCAAGAAAAGCAACCAAACCCTTAATTGCACAAAAGGCAACAAAGTCTACTGCTAACGCTGCAATCATTGCCGCTGGTTTTGTTGTTGGCACTGTAAGTAATACGGCAACACAAGATAATACTTTAAATGATGTTGTACACACTGCGTTAACCGATAGTAGTGTGGCACTATTAGGTAGTTCTATAAACTATACCGTAGGAGCCTTTTCTCCTCCAACATTCTTTGGTCCTCCAAGCTTCTTTGGTCCTCCAACATTCTTTGGTCCTCCAGGATTCTTTGGTCCTCCAGGATTCTTTGTTCCACCGCCATGCACAAGTTGTACTGGGTCTTTGAGTAGTACGGAAACTATAAATTCATATTGTGAAAGCGGTTGTAGAAAGATAGTTACAAGATATTATTGGAATGCTCCACTTTGTCAACCAAGCGGATGTTCGCCGTGTCCTTGTCCGGCATATAACGATGTTGTTTCTGAAATGTGTTGCGCGTGTTTCGGATGTTATTAAACAAGTTACAGTATTTTTTTATGGTATAATATATAACCAAAGACTTTAATAGGAGAAATAAATGCTACAAAATTCAGAAGATAAAGCAATCTTTGCAGTTGTTGTTGATGGCGAAGTGGCCTTTAATTGGGCTATCCCAAAAGAAATTGAATTAATGTACGCCGCACTTAGATCTAATCCAACAATAGTAGAAATCCCAGAAGAATTAATGACATCAGTAAATCAAGGTTGGACGTACGATCAAGATGGATTTCACCCTCCAGCCTAAATATGAACGCATGGCAGGAATATAAGAAAAAATTAGGTACAACACGTCCTTGGGATGTGTTTAATCCAAGCATAGAACATACTTCCGAAGAAGCAGCATCAAGCAGATATAGTACTTGTCTTGAATGCGATAGGCTGATAAAAGCTACAAAGCAATGCAAAGAATGCGGATGCGTTATGCCACTGAAAGTAAAGCTAAAAGCAGCAGTTTGCCCCTTAGGTAAATGGTAATATTTAATTTTCATAATACGTAATTATATGTTATTCTAGATTAGTAAATTCTGGCATTAAAACAACCAGTACCTACATTACTATATAATAAGTTTTAATCTCAATAAAGGAAGAGGTGCCTCGTGGCTTATAGTGGATCCCAGTTTGCGGTAAATAATACTCTTTTACTAAAAAGATCAGATGAGGCAGCAAATGCGCCAACCTCATTAGCTGAGGGTGAATTAGCAATCAACGTTGTTGATGGTAAGTTGTTTTATAAGAATAAAACAGCTAATGCTATAATACGGAATTAATTTAATATCCAATGTTGTTGGCACCGCAAATCAAGTTTCAGTAACTGCTAATGCTACTTCTGGAGTTTATACCCTAAGTCTTCCATCTACTATTCAGACTAGTCAAGCTAATGTTTCAACTCTATTTGTTGACGGAATTGAAATTGATACAACTGGAGCTACAACCAATCAAGTTCTAAAATTTAACGGAACTAAGTTTGCACCAGATGCTGATACTGGTTTAGCTGGAACGGTTCACACTTCAACCATTGGAGATGGTACAACTTCTACATTTACGATTACTCACTCCTTGGGAACAAGAGATGTTGTAGTTGTTGCGCGCAATGCAGCAAGCCCATATGAAGTCATTGATGTTCGTTGGGAAGCCACAACAACTGGAACTGTTACTCTAGATTTCTCAACTGCACCTTCTTCAAGCTCGGTTAGAGTTGGTGTTTATGCAGCTGTTGCTGGCTCTACTATCTCAATAGCTTCAATTGATGATCTAGGTGATGTTACCCTTTCTTCAGCCGCCAATGGAGACTTCCTTCGTTATAACGGTTCAGTTTGGATTAACGACGCAGTAAATCTTTCAACTGATACTATTGGAGATTATGTTTCTAGTTTAGTAGCTGGAACTGCAATCACTCTTTCTAATAATACTGGTGAAGGCTCTACTCCAACAATAGCAGTAACAGCAAATACTTTTGATGCCTTTGGTGCAGCCTCATCTGCTCAAAGCGCAGCACAAACTTTTGCTACAAACTTAGTCGCAAACGTAGCCACTTCATTTGAAGTTGCTGGCGATTCTGGAACAAGCAAGACAATCACTTCTGGTTCAGATACTCTCAGCATTTTGGGTGGTACGGGTTTAACATCTGTAACATCCAATACTGATACTGTCACGATTAATCTTGATAACACAGCTGTTACTGCTGGTTCCTATGGAAACGCAAGCACTGCAGCCAGCATCACTGTTGACGCACAAGGTCGTTTGACTTCAGCTTCGCAAAATGCAATTAGCATTCTTGCCAGTCAAGTTTCAGACTTTGCCGCCAATACAAGAGCACAGATAAGCGTTTCTGGAGATCTTGCTTACAACTCAAGCACTGGTGTAATTAGTTTCACAAATGACGCTGGAGATATCGAATCGGTTACAGCTGGCACTGGACTTACTGGTGGTGGCACCTCTGGTGCAGTTACCCTCGACTTGGCTAACACGGCTGTCACTGCTGGCAACTACGGTTCTGCGGGTACTGTTGGAACCTTTACGGTTGATGCACAAGGTCGCCTAACTGCTGCTGCTAACTCAACAATTTCAATTACCGCTTCGCAGATCAGCGACAAGGGTACAAACCTTGTTACTGGTTTAACTGGTACTGCAAATGAAATTGCGGTTTCTAATTCTGGCGTTGGTGCGGTAACATTAAGCCTTCCAGCCAACGTAACTATTTCAAATAACTTAGTTGTTACTGGAGACTTGACAGTTAGTGGTAACACAACAACTGTTAACACAGAACAGTTGAACGTTGAAGATAATATTATTACATTAAATTCTGGCGTTACAGGTGCCCCAACATTAAACAGTGGCATAGAAGTCAATAGAGGAACATCAACAGATGTTTCAATTCTTTGGAATGAAACTACCGATAAATGGACATTCACAAATGATGGAACAAACTACGTTAACATTGCTAGCAATTCAGACATTGCAAACGTAGCAACAGCTTTTACGGTAGCTGGTGATAGTGGATCAAGCCAAACAATAACTTCGGGTACCGATACTTTAACAATTTCGGGTGGCACTGGTTTGACATCTGTAGCTGGCGCAACAGATACAATCACTTTAAATCTTGATAACACTGCTGTAACAGCAGGATCATACGGAAACGCAAGCACCGTACCTAATTATACGGTCGATGCACAGGGTCGTTTGACCGCAGCTGCAAATACTTCAATTAGCATTCTTGCAAGCCAAGTTTCGGACTTTTCCGCAAACACAAGAGCGCAAATAAGTGTTTCAGGCGACCTAGCTTATAACTCAAGTACTGGTGTGATCAGCTTCACAAATGATGCAGGTGACATTGAGTCGGTTACTGCAGGAACAGGATTGACTGGTGGTGGCACCTCTGGTGCAGTTACCGTTAGCCTGGCCTCAACAGCTGTAACAGCTGGTAGTTATGGTAGCTCGTCTTCCGTAGGAACATTCACCGTAGACGCTCAGGGACGCCTCACAGCAGCTTCTAACTCGTCTATCTCGATTACTGCCAGCCAGGTCTCAGACTTCACTGAGGCAGCTCAGGACGCTGTAGAAGGCGCGATAACGGCAGGTACGGGTGTAACCAAGGCCTATAACGACAGTGCTAATACAATCAGCCTCTCAATTGGCCAGGACGTTGCCACCAACGCAGCAGTTACCTTTGGTAGCGTAGCAACTGGAGCAATAACATTAGATTCTGGAACTGGTGAACTTAATACTTCAACTCAAGTAGTTACCGTGAACACGGTCACAACAGTTGATAGCTTTGATAAGACAGTTTACAGAACAGCTAAGTACCTTGTTCAAGTAACCCAGGGATCAAAGTACACAACTTCTGAAGTTCTTTTGGCACACGACGGCACAGACTCCTTTATGTCGGAGTATGCAATAATTGAACTTGGCGCATCAAGAATACCAATGACTGTATCAACTTCAATTTCTGGATCAAACGTATTGCTGAGAGTTACAATTACAGACGCCGCATCAACAAATGCAACAGTCAAGGTAGCAAGAACACTTATAGCAGTGTGATATAATAGTAATTAAGTTTTAAAATATAAAACTAGAGGGACAGTGAACTTTAGTGGCGAATAAAGACTTTGTAGTCAAGAACAGCTTAATCGTTGGCGACACCGCTACGATCAATGGCGTACAAATTGATCTTTCTAACGCCACTTCTGGTCAAGTTCTAAAATTTGATGGATCTAAATTTGCTCCCGTTACTCTTTCTGATGGCCCAGTAAGTGTTTCTTACGAGGAAACAATAGGAAATAATAGTTCTACCTCTTTTACTATCACGCACAATCTTGGAACTAAAGATTTAAATGTAATTGTTAGAGAAAACACTAACCCATATGATGTTGTTGAAGTAGCCTGGGAAGCAACAACTACAAATATAGTTACTTTAAATTTTGAACTAGCACCAACTACAAGCTCTAAACGAGTAATAATCAAAGGTCCAGGAGCAAAAGAATTTTATTCAACGTTAATAGGCGATGGATCAAGTTCTACAATAGTTATAAATCATGGCTTGGGCTCTAGAAACATAGTTCCAGTTCTAAAAAATGCTGATTCTCCATTTGAAGTAGTTGATGTATTGAGTTCTGCAACAAGTTTGAATTCAGTAACTTTTGATTTTTCAGATGCCCCAGAAGCTGAATCACTTATTGCATCTGTTTATTTATTAGATTTAGATAATTCTTATATCTCAACAATTGGAGATGGAACTAATAATCAATTTACAATAACTCATAATTTAAACACTAGAGACATTGGCGTAATATGTAGATCTGTAGTTAGCCCATATGATTTTACTTCAGTAAGATGGGAAGCAACTACTGTCAATACGGCTAAGGTCATTTTTTCTTCTCCTCCAACAACAAATTCTAGAAAAATTGGAATATACAAAGCGCTAGGTGGAAGCAAATTCATTAATGACGAAGTAACTTTAGAAATGCTAGATGATGTTTCTATTACTTCAGCTTCAAATGGTCAATTTTTAAGCTGGAATGGAACAAATTGGGTGAACTCCAATGCTCCAGGTGGAGCAAGCATAAATTCACTTGATGACATACCAGGTGTTACCATATCATCTCCATTAAGCAATGAAGTTCTTCAATGGAATGGAACAGCTTGGATTAATGCTTCCGGCTATGCCACACTTGCTTCACCAACCTTCACGGGGAATGTTTCTGGCATAACAAAGACTATGGTTGGCCTTGGTTCTGTCGATAATACAGCGGACACAGCCAAGCCGGTATCCATCGCTCAACAAACTGCTCTCGACTTGAAAGCAAATATTGCAAGTCCAACATTTACTGGGAATGTCAGTGGTATTTCTGCAACGATGGTTGGTTTAGGAAACGTTAATAACACTGCAGATACAGCAAAGCCAGTTTCTACGGCACAGCAAACTGCTCTTGATCTCAAAGCAAACTTAGATTCACCAGCACTTACAGGAACACCAACTGCTCCTACGGCAACAGTAGCAACCAATACGACACAAATTGCAACTACTGCGTTTGTTCGAGCAGAAGTCGCCGCACTTGTCAATAGTGCTGGTTCAACACTTGATACACTTGGTGAAATTGCCACCGCACTTGGAAACGACGCGAACCTTTCTACGACACTAACAACTAGCATCGGTCTAAAAGCACCACTTGCAAGTCCTACATTTACGGGCACTGTAACTATTCCTGAAGGTGCTTCCATTTCTGGATTTGCGCCACTTGCAAATGCAACTTTTACTGGCACCGTTACACTACCTTCAGACACATCTATTGGTAATGTCAGTGCAACAGAAATTGGATATGTAGACGGTGTAACATCTGCAATTCAAACACAATTAAATACAAAAGCTTCAACAGGAAAAGCTATTGCAATGGCAATAGTATTCGGAGGATAAAATGGCAGCGCCAAATATAGTTAACGTTACAACAATCACTGGTAAGACAGCAGTTCTTGCTGTCACGACTACAGCTACGGCAATTGTCACTAACTCTGGTTCTTCTGGTAAGGTATTTAAAGTTAACGCCCTGTATGTTTCTAACGTGGATGGTACAAGTGCGGCTGATATTGATGTTGAGTTGCGCCGCAGTTCTACTTCGTACAGAATTGCTAGAACAGTGAGCATTCCTGCGGATGCGACACTTGATGTAATTAGCAAGTCTATTTATTTGGAAGAAGGCGACGAACTTCGTCTTATTGCTTCTGCGAACTCTGACCTTGAAGCTGTTTGTAGTTATGAGGAAATTTCGTAATATGGCTAAGAGAAACGCAGGTCTGATCGGAGGAAAGAAGGTTATAACACCTTATTCCCTTTCTGGCATATGGACTCTCCAAGACGCACAGCAAGAAAAAGGAGCGGCTAACTGGAATACTCCTGACGGATCTACTGAAATTTTAGCAGCAAGAAGCGCTTACTACCTAAAAACAGTAATAGGTCAAAATACAAATGGTTATTACTGGATAAAACCCACAGGTGCTTCTTATGCTAGACAAGTTTGGTGTGATATGACGACTAGCGGTGGTGGGTGGATGCTCATGTCATATTGTGGAGCAGCGCATACCAGTGGCACTCATGTCAAAGATGCATACACAGGTTCAGCCTTTAATGCCTCTTCTTCAACTCTGTCAGCTTCAAATGGTACATCAGGGACAGCAGCTAATTTAGGCCAAGAATTTATCAATTTTTGTGTTGTAGCAGGAAGAGGAAGAGGTGTAGCCTCTTTTAGAATGGCAGGCACAACAAATTATTATTTTACAGTAAACAGTACAGCCTCTTGGCTACCCTTGATAGATCGTAGCACGTCGCAACCAAGCGCAGGAGCAATAACATTTAATACCACAAACAGAGCAAGGGCAGGTAATGACTGGCTAAAGACTACTTACACAGGATACTCTGCAGATTCAGCAAACTATAACACAGGCACACTAAGTTCTCCCTCAGTCATGGGATTAGATGGATGGAATACACTTCCAGGTAACTTCAACGGTCTTGGAGCCAACTGGGGTTATTCTATAAGTCAGTACTACCAAACGGACGGCATTACAGAAGCAAACTATTCAACATGGCCTTCAAGCCATCACTCTGGATGGAGTTCATCAGGTTATTTTTGGTTAAAGATAGGTAGTGAATAAAAATATAACTTCTTATTATTAAAATAGACATTGAACTTGACAACTGATTGTATATAAACTAATATTTTTATATGCCTGTAGAAAATATTAAACTATAGTAAGTTATGGTTCATAATGAAAAAATAGTGTCGCATTTAACCATAAATGGTTTCACTATTAATCCAATAAAAGATATACATTGTTTTACTACTTTAATAAATTCACTATGCACCATTTATGACAAAGAGCATGAGTGTGACCACAAAATAGGTGTTATGCATGAAAATTATTTGGGCAAACAAGTTGGTGAACCATCCATTTCTTATATTGAAAATGAATCCTTTAAAGGATTAATCGGTTTTACAGTTTTAGAAAATGGTTATTTTGTAATAAAAATTTGGGATAATATTTATCCAGCAGAAATTCAATTTGATTTATATTTAGATGAAAAAATAAAAGATTGTGATTTAATAATAGATCATCTTTCTTGTCCAGCTCAACCCTATGATGGAATGGGTCTTTTTAATATAACATACTCTTTAAATAATTGTATAAAAAGTAAAACATTTATTTCTAAAAATAATAATCAAATACCACCATATTATGTTAACCAGCCTTTTAATATAGAAGAACTTAATGAAAAAAAAGAAAATTATTATGTCACATTAAATCAATTAAAGGAAATTGAATGTCACTTTTGCAACGAACAAGCAACTAATTTAATTTTTATAGGAATACCCAAAAAAATTGCCGCAGTGTGTAAAATGCATTTAAACATTGGCTCACCTAGAGAAGGTGGCGGCGATAATAATAATGATAATTCACCTTTAGATAAAAGACACATGCAGAATCGTAATTTGACTTGGACAAAAAAAAAGTATAGAATATAAACTATGCCTGTAGAAGAACAACCAATAAACATAACAATATCCAAAGAACAACTTGAGAACTGGCACGTTTTTTTTGCCCTTCCATGTTACGACTCTCATGTAACTGAACCTTTCATGATGAGCTTCCTGCAAACAGCTCTTTATTTTAAAGAGATTGGTTTAAAGTATTCAGTCTGCACAATTTCAGATTCTTTGATTAACCGCGCAAGAAATAACCTTGTTGCTAAGTTCATGGGAAATCCAGATTATACTCATATGATATTTATTGACGTAGATCTTCAGTTTGATAAAGAATCAGTTTTAAAACTTTTATGGCATGATAAAGACGTCATGACTGCATCATATCCAATTAAAGAAATAAGCTGGGATAAAGTAAAAGAAGCTGCACAAGCAGATCTTCCAGCTAGTGATTTAATGGAGTATTCCACTAGGTACGTGGTGCATATGACAAAGCCGGGAGAAAATCAATTAAATATTGATAATGGTGCAATCGAATGCTATGAAGCCGGAACTGGTTTTATGTTAATGAAGCGTCAAGTATTTGATAAGATGTTTAAAAAGTACAAAAAGCTTAAATACACCGATGATACTGGAGCCCTAACTGGATTAGAAAGAGAAAACTCTTATGCTCTTTTTAACTCGTATGTAGATGATGATGGCAGATTCTTGTCTGAGGATTATGGTTTTTGCAGATATTGGCAAAAAATGGGTGGAAAGATTTGGGTTGACCCAACTATTAATTTAACTCACTTTGGCCGCATAAAATACACTGGAAAAATGTTAGATTTTTTAAAGAGAATAACACAATAATTTTCTAATTACTTCATTACTATATTCTTAGTCGTTTAAAGTATCACACTAGGAGAAACATGGCCCGCTTAAGAATTGAAACCGCCCCTGAAATTACAGTTTTTGATGAAGCCTTTATAGTTAAAGCAGCTGCTAATGCTACAGCGCCTTTAATTCAATTTCAGAACGCATCAGGAAACGTAGGCAACATATCAGCAAGTGGAGTTTTAACGGTAGCTTCAGTCATTGCACAAAGTGCAGGAACAAGCTCTACAGACTTAGCCACAAGAGGTTATGTTGAATCATTAGCTGCTGGTATTAACTGGCATGAAGGAGTTGCTGCAGCTACAACAACCGCTTTGCCATCATGTGTTTATGGAAATGGAACAGCAGGAGTTGAGGCATATCTTGAGGCTTCGGTAAATGGTGCTTTCCCAACCATAGACGGTATAACCGTAGAAAGTCTTTGGCGTGTTTTAGTAAAAAATCAAGCAGATGCTAAGCAGAATGGTATTTATCAACTGTACACAGTAGGTGGTGCATCCACAAAATGGAAACTAGTACGTAGCGGTGATGCAAATAACAGCATAGCAGGACAGGTAGCACCTGGAGATTCTGTATACGTTTTATCCGGAACTACAAATGCTAATTCCGGTTTTGCTTTGACGTCTATCGGTACTGGAACCAATAGAGCAATAATCATTGGAACCGACAATATAACTTGGACACTTTTTGCTGGAGCTCAAACAGTTCTGGCAGGTAACGGAATAGTTAAAACAGATCAAACATATAGCGTAGTAGCTGAACCAAGTGCAGGAATCTCAGTCACTTCTAATGGAGTAGCTTTATCTACAGTAGCCGCAAACACTAGTTCTGGTGCAAATACTACTTCTTTCCTTAGTAATGTATCAGTAGATGCTTATGGAAGGGTTACAAATAAAGAGTTTTCAACCGTGTCATTTGCTGGATTTGCACCACTTGCAAATGCAACTTTTACTGGCACTATCACCCTACCTTCAACTACCGCCATTGGTAATGTTACTGCAACAGAAATCGGATACGTAGATGGTGTTACTAGCGCAATTCAAACTCAGATAGACCTTAAGGCGCCTCTTGCTAATCCTACGTTCACGGGAACTGTTGCGGGTATTACAAAATCAATGATCAGTCTTGGAAACGTCGATGATACCGCAGACAGCGCAAAGCCAGTTTCTACCGCACAACAAACAGCGTTAGATCTAAAAGCTAATATAGCTTCACCAGCCTTAACAGGAACCCCAACTGCACCAACAGCGAATGTTGCAACAAATACAACTCAGATTGCTACTACAGCATTTGTTCGAGCAGAAGTTGCAGCACTTGTTAATAGTGCTCCAGGGACACTTGATACTCTAGGCGAGATAGCAACTTCACTTGCTAACAATGCCTCTTTGTCAACTACGTTAACTGATGCAATTGCACTTAAGGCGCCGTTAGCTGGTCCAACGTTCACTGGAACTGTAACACTACCTGCTAATACGGTAACAAGTGCAATGATCGCAGAAGGAACAATCGTTAATGCCGATATATCAGCAACTGCTGCAATTGAGCAGAATAAGATTGCAGATACAATCTTAAATCAACAAGCAGCAAGCTATACACTTGTATTAGCTGATAAAAATAAAATGGTTGAAATAAGCAACGCTTCAGCCAATACCTTAACGGTTCCGCCTAACTCTTCAGTAGCCTTTCCTATAGGTTCAACTATTACAATTTTACAAACTGGAGCAGGTCAATGCACATTGACAGCTGGTGCTGGAGTAACGGTTAACGGAACTCCAGGACTTAAGTTGCGTACAACTTGGTCGTCTGCTACACTTATTAAGCGCGCAACTGATACATGGGTTGCCCTAGGAGATATGGTAGCATAACATGACAGTTAACAACAATGAAGGTCCAAAGTCTAAAAGAAAAAGAGCTAAGCCTACAATAGCTGCACGGAACCGCTAAGGCTACAGCCAATACTACAATCACTAATGCTGGCTTTGTTGTTGGTTCAGTAACTACAACACCAACGCAAACAGCAGGTTTAAACGATGTTGTAACTCCAGCTCTTACCGACGAGACAGTAACTCTTCTAGGAACAGCTATCAACTATACTGTTGGAGCTTTTTCTCCACCAACATTTTTTGGTCCTCCAGCGTTCTTTTCTCCTCCGGGATTCTTTGCTCCTCCGGGATTCTTTGGTCCTCCGGGATTCTTTTCTCCTCCGGGATTCTTTGGTCCTCCGGGATTCTTTGCTCCTCCAGCTTTTAAATAAAGCTAAAAAGATTTAACAGCGTAAAAAGCTGGAATAACCCATCTAGTTCCAGATAATACTGGAGTTACTCCGTGAATATAATTCACGTCTCCCGGATGAGAAACGGCCATACCAGCTACTGGTCTTAGCTTCTTTTTATGTTGAGTGTAGAATAGTTCTCCGCCAATGTAATCATCATTAATGTAAAATAATGAATTAATATCATAGTCAGGAAAAGCATTAGGTCTTCCATCCTGCAGCTGTTTGTCAGCATGTGCTATCTGAAAATCTCCTGGTCTCCAGCAAACAATTACGGGTGGTCTTTTCTCGACAAAACAATTGTAATTTTTATTTATTTTTTCAGTCATTTTATCTATATAAAAATCAATTAAGTCATAGATGTCTCTATCTAGTTTTTTTACTATATAGGAACTACAAGTTCTATTCAACCAAACATCAGCACCATATTTAATGGTACCATCCTCATGGTATTCACTTTCTTTTGAATTATCCCATTCATCTATTTTTTTTACAAAATTTTGTAGAGACAACAAATCTGTTTCATCAATAAAATTTTCTATAATTTTGATATTATCAGGAGAGTCTCCAAATGTTCCAGGTAAAACCTTCCAAGGTTTTTCTTCAGTTATCTGTTCATTGAACATGAGCACCTTCTTAAGCGTTGTGGTATACTGAGATATATAAAAGTATACCATACTAAGAAAGTAAAGGTAGTCCTGTGGATCTCAATGCCCAGTGTGTTTATGACCCTAGATTAGGTATAGTGTTATACAAAAATGCACTAGTTAATTCGCCAGCTATTATAGATAGGCTTGAAAACGGACTTCAACAAAGTTTTAATCCAAGATTTAAATGGTCTTTAGCTACAACAGGTGACGAGAATACTGATACTAGTTATAGAAATTGTAGTGATTTTAAGATTCATCCAGATAATACTAAATGGGAAATGTTTCCAGAAATAGAAGATATAAAAAATATAACATTTGAGATTAAAGACATTCTTATGTGCGCATTATATGATTATGAAGTAAGGTATCCTGCTGCTAATAAAATGGATTTTATGGAAAGTTTTAACTTTGTTAAATATGGTCCGGGAGAATACTTTAAGCCACACACAGACCATGGGTTTAGTTACAACGCTACAGTATCTTGCGTCTTGTATTTAAATGATGACTATGATGGTGGAGAATTAGCATTTAATAGTTTAGGTTTCAAAATTAAACCTAAGGCTGGGGATTTAATATTTTTTCCTTCAAATTATATATTTGTACACAGTTCAGAGCCAGTTACTTCGGGAATGAAATATTCAGTAGTAACAATGTTTGATTATAATGAAAGAACACATAAAAATTTTCAATATGGCTATAACCTAGACGGTTCTCTCGCTGATCCCAACGCAGGACGCGGACCAAGATTTACTGATAAAATAGTGCAACCGCTAAAACAACTTGATGCAGACTATAGATTAATTGGAGTATAAATGACAAAAGTAACATTATCAAGAACACATCATAATTCAGTTGAAATAAAACAATCTCGCCTCAAGAGAGATTGGATGGACAATACATATAATAAACACGCCTACCAGTGCACTCCTGTAACCACGGCAAATGTTAGCGGATGGGAAATGATTCTTCCAGAAGAATTGGTCGTGATTTGGGATGGAGGACCTAGTCCAGCAAGAATAATTAGCGGTGGTGTTCATAATGGTTTTCAATTTGCTCATTCAAACATACATGGGATGATATCAATTGCAACTGGTTGGGCAATAAACACAGAAGAAGGCTACAGTCTGTGGACAACTGGTTCACCAAATTATTACGTAGATGGTGCCTCACCAATGACCGCTAGCATTCCAAGTAGTTGGTGGCCAGATGAGGTGCAAACAAATTGGGTAATTCATAAAGTAAATGAACCAGTTACATTCCCTAAAGGAAGTCCATTTTTATTTTTTACCATTTATCCAACAGACTTACTGCCAAGCGTTGAGTTTGAAGTTATTAATAGATGGGATGATAAAGATTTGGAAGAATCAAGAAGAAAATATAACGATTTAAAAATGAAAAATTCACAAGAAAAACCATGGACATGGGTAAAAGGAATAAAAACTGGCGTAGACGCAGATGGTAAAAAAATTGGTCCAGTAACCAAGGGAATTCTAAAGTTAAATGAATTAGACAATGTAGTAGGAGAAAATAATTATGATGAACTTCAATGACGTTGAAGGAAAGCATTTGGGTGGTGGAGTTGTTCTGTTTGAGAACGCAGCATCCGTAGATTGGGATTGGATGTATAAATTCTGTGAAAGAAGTATAGAACAAGAAAAAGCAGAAATGTATTCACTTACTACTCATCCAAATACAGGTGAAGAAGTCTACGTTAATAATAGTGGTTATTATTTTCCTATTGAGACGATTGAAGAAATGCCATATAGAGCAACGAGAATACATAGAGACAAAGAACTTCAAGCGATGAAAACATTAGCTTTTATTGATGAAGTTAAATATAAGTGTTTATTAAAATATATAGAAATGTTTCCTTTAGTATATAAATGTGTTTGGTGGCAAAGTAGGGGTCACATAACACAATATAAATCAAATGTTTATATGGGCCCACATGCAGACATACAAACAGATTACATGTATGGTGTTCCACATCCGAGCCAACAATTAGCTATGAAAAATGTGGTTGGTACAATATTCTACATTAACGACAGTGTTAAATCAGAGAGTGAACTTAACGGAAAGAATTTTACGGGTGGTTCTCATTACTTTCCTTATTTGGATGTAGAGTATACTCCTAAAAGGGGAGATGTATTAATGTTTCCTAGTGATTATATGGCAGCCCATCAGGTAAAGCCAACTGGCGGCGGCGTAAGATACGCTTACCTAGGTTGGTATTGTCATGGTAGCCCAAATAAAGAATTAAATGAAAATGTTCTTGATCCATTAGAAGACCCAGCAAATTCTACAATGGCAGTAAATGTTTATCTTCCATTTCTTAGACAAGACTACTTAAAGCAGATTGAAGGAAAAGGATATAAAGAGGAATCAATGCAGTATCTTGTAGCTTTAAATATGGAGCAATATTAATGTCTAATATTTCAAAAGAAGAACTTGATTTAATCAAGGAAAAAACTTGTGTATATTTAACAAAATCTATTCACAAATTATGTTTTTTGCTTGGTAAAGATCCAGAAAAAGCAATGACATCAGAATCATTAAACGATCTCTTAGATACAGAAGATGTATCTAGAATGCAAATAGATGCAATTACCTCACTATATAACCAGGTAACTGCATTAAAAAAACTTAATTAATATGAAACCAAAAGAAATTAGCGAAGAACTCATTCATGAGTTTACAGAAAAAATGGATGATGTAGTGCCTTCATATTCTGAAGAAGATGAAAACATTGTAATGGAAAACGGTGGCACAACTAGAGAATATGTTTTAACAAACGACTTTGCTGAAATGAATAGATATATAATACTTCCTTTGTCTCCAGGTATAGAAGATCTAATATGACCTATAACGCAATTGATGATCTAGCATATATAGATAGGCAGATTATCTTTTATCTCTACTGCATTGGTTTTGACGGCGCTAAAATAGATTCTTATAATATAGATGAAATCATAGCTGCTACTAGATCTATAACCTTGGCTCCAATAGATGATGTTGAATCTGGTAAATTAAATTTAGGTCAAGATCTTTCTTATTTATATTTAAAAAATCAAAGAATCTCATTAATAGGAAACATAAGAAGATTATGGCACATGCGTCAGATAGCAATGGGGGCAATCAAATATGATGTATGAAAAAGATTATTTCGATAATTTAGTTAACTTAATTAAGTATGTAGATGTGGAATCTATTGATGAATCAATAAAAAAAAGTAAAAATGTTAAAAACTATTTAGATACTTTATCTTTAGATAAAAGAAAAATAGCTGCAGGGATGGATTTCTTAATTTGGTATTTTGATGTATTTAGTCAAGAAACTCATTTCTGGAACACCAATCAAGCATACTACTATGCGGCTAACACTCATGAGTTTGGGTTCCTAACTGCTAATCCTAAAACATCTTTAATGACCCTCCCAGCATTTAATACAGGACTAGTTAGATTAATGCAAAAAAGATCAAAGCTAACACTCCTTAATAATTATCAATTAAATCTATTTGAAAGAATAATAAAAAAAGATAATGAAGATTGGGATTATAATACCATTTCAATGCAAGATATAGAGTCAAGTAATGCCGGGACCTATGATTTTATCTGCATGAGCATACATGACGTTTTACATGATCCTGAATTAGTAGTTAAATTTTACAATATGCTAAACAAAAATGGGACCATAATGATGCTTTATACTGGAACTGATTCTCTATATAAAGATGAGTCTGTTTTTACAGATTTTTACGAAGTTCACGAGTATCTTAAAAATATAGAGAATTCCTGCGTTTACCATAATCCAACCGGGGCCGCTGTTACATATGCAGTAAAACTGTAGTACTATATATATTATGATTATTATAGACAAATACATAAAAGATCAGATTCTATTAGATGAAATTAAATATACCAAAGACTTTTTCCCGGAGTCAATGGGTGATGAAGATCGTATTGCAATTGTTTTAAATGGATATCATGATGAGTTATCCGATTGTTTTGCCCCTTATATGTTCTGGGATGGGTGGCATAAGTCTGAGGCAAATACACCAAGGAAAAGATTAATTAAAGCAATCTGGGAAAATAATCTTCCTTTTCCAATTGAGGAATTGTGCGGATTTGAATATTGGACTAGGACTTTCAAGCCAGGACAATTCTTAGATGTTCACGTAGATGAGGATACTTTTCTATACGCAGATACCAAAATCTTCAGAGGGCCAAAAATTGGATGTGTGTACTATCCGGAAACAAATGATGTTGTTGGTGGCTTCTTAGAGCTTCACCCTAAAGCTGTATCAGAAGACACTCCAAACGCCCTTGAGAGAGAAAATATGGATACACTAGTTGTTCCAATTGAACTCAGAGAAAGAATAGCCTGTCTGCCAAATAGGTTAATTATTTTCGATGCTGGTCACGTTATACACAATACAACCCCGCCAATTTCCGGGGTGAGAAGGGTTGTGGTTATCAACGTTTGGCACAGGGATAGTCCCCCAATAGCCTTAAAGGCTAACAAGTTTTATTACGAATAATAATTTAACTTTATATCATTACTATATAGTTAATACTTTTTAAAGGACATTTATGTTATATAATGACATTATTGACTATAACCAATCTGGTATTCAATATAATGGAACCGTTGTATTAATAATAGAGGGAATATCAAATCCTGTCATTTTAAATGATATAAAAGTTAACTTTGGTGGAAAAGAAGACTATTCGGTAGCTACCGCAATAGGCGTTGTAAGTATAGATCTAGCTCCAAACGGTATAATCACGATACAGGCCCTCCAGAAAGAAGGCGCTGCGCTTATTCAAGCTAGCGAAATAACTATACATTCTGGCTCTCTTATTACAATAGAAATTGCCGAAAAAGAAGGCGCTGGGATTATCCAGGCAAGTGAAACAAATATAAACTCTGGCACACTTGTTAGTGTTCAGAATCAGAGTGAATAACCTCACCAACACAATTTAAAGTACTACTATATAAATATCTACTTTTTAAAGAGGGAAAATGGCAAATATACTAGTCAATGATACTGTGCGTCTAAAGGTTAAGTTTATTGACGTAGATGCTAATGGTAATCAAGTAGAGGTTTCTCCCGTATCAGTTTCTATGGGTATAACAAATTCAAGTAATGTGTTAATAATATCAGTTACCCCTACGTCGCTTAGTGGTTCTGAATTCTACTACGACTACACTCCATTAACAGCTGGTACATATAAGGTTTCCTTTAATGGAATTCTAGCAAACAATACTACGATTAGCGTTAATCAACAGATATACGTAAGTACTCCAACAGAGGACTATAGGCCAACAGTCTTCTTGAGAGAGGATGAAATAATAGCTTTTGCAGCGGATATAGAGCCATTGTATCTTGATCCGGAGCAACTTCTCCCGTATTTCCCTGACGCTTCCCTTTTGGAAATAGGTGAATTTGTACATAACTATTCTATAGAAATAAAGAATATATTTAAATTATTAGAAACTGAAGATGGAACAAATATTCCATTTACAGCATTTGAATATGTAAGAGCAGCCACCTGTTGTGAGCTGACAAGAGTTTATGGAAATGGCGGAGATGATGAGCTTTCGGTAAGGCTTGGCGATCTTTCGATAACTAACAAAAATTTACCTAGAAACACTTTAAGTAGAGCTAACGCTACCACTTGGTGTCAAATTGCAGCAATGCTTAGAAAAGAAATGTTAACATCAAAAGTTGGAATGAAAGCAGTTCAACCAAAAGGTTTACCAAGTCTTCCAACAATTGGAGCCGGAAGAACTATGGATCCATATACTGGATTGTCAGTTTACTACACTCCAAGAGACCTATATGGACCAACTCATATCCAGTCGCCAGACCAGAATCCAATTCCAGAAAGAGGAATAAGGAAGTATGATTGATCCAAAACGCACATTAAGCAATATACTGCGTAGTTGGGGTCACAATGTATTAGTTCAAAAAGTATTAGATCAGAAAACTATGACCTATAGCAAAAAGATGCAAAGATACACCGTAAGAGCTGTGTATCCGGGGGCTCAACGGATTTGCTAATATATTAGAAGAAAACATACAAGGCTTAACCGTTAGTTCTGAGGTAATATACTATTTTCAAGATACGGCAAATATTAAATCTGGTGATAGAATATACGAAGACTATTCAAGTGGTCAGCAAATTTTTTTAGTAGACTTTTCTGCTCCGGTAAGAGGTAGAGGTGGAAAAGTAGTTTACTGGGTTGCAGGTGCGACTAGAGAAAGTAAAAATTAAATGTTAAGAGTACACAATGGTCAGTTGGTAAAGTTTAGATTTGCCTTTTTGGTAAACGGTGAGTTCTACGACCCTTTAGATCAAGCTACTCCTGTAGATATATATGCAACAGTTTCAAGAGGTGATGGCAATATAATTCATTCTTCTACTTCATTGATTAATACAAGTTATCGAATCATATCGATAACACCACCAAGTTCAATAGTGAGTGGTCACATTTCAGCAACATTTACATTTGATGTAGATCATAAGTTAGCCGCTGGAGATACCGTAATCATCTATGGTGTTGGCGGTGGATATAACGCAGAGTACACAATCACATCTGCACCAACTACAAAATCAGTAATAGCAAGGACAGCTGCTACTACTTTACCAAGCTTATCGAGTTATGACTCCGCAAAAGTGTATGCAAGAGCAGCTCTCAAAACAAATTCTTACTATGATAGACCATCAGGCTCTGAGTACGGCTTTTATTATAAAATTCCAGATACGCTTTTTGGCGGGACTTATACCGTCTCCATTCAATGTGCATACAACGATAGAACTCAGGTAATTGAACATCACTTTGAAGTATCTAGAAGTCAAATTGGTAGAGTCGGAAATATAGTATATAAAAAAATAGAAAATGGAGTGATAACTTTATCAACTGATATTGATCACAACTTATCATCTGGTGATCAAATTTCAATATCAGAAATAAGTGCAGCCTTTAACGGAAATCATTTTATCTCCTCAGTCCCAGCGAATAATAAATTTTCTATTAAAACAAATATTCCATTATCTAATGGAGAACAACTTACAACAGGAAAATATTCTGTCATCAATACAACTGGAGTATCTAAAGATTTAACAGGACCAACAACTGGTGCAAGTATTTCGAAGAGACCAATTTTTGATTCACTAGAAGAATATTATAATACCAATTCAATATTATTTATAGGTCATAGCGATGGAATCGAACTAAATCAAATTATAAAAATTAATTCAATTCAAGAAGCTACTAACCTATTGGGTGCAAATACTTCTTCTCCCCTTCTAAGAGGAATTCACGATGCGTTTAGTTGCGGAGCAAAGTCTATATTCATGATGGCTTCTGCGCCAATGTCAGAATATATTGATGATATTTCTCAAAGACTTATCGACATGCCAATACTTTTTTCAGCGGAAACAAATTCTAATGTAAACTTTTATGAAAAATATTATGAAAGACTAGCAGTAAGTTACGATATAGCAAAAGGGCTTGACTTCATTGACATAATAGTGCCACTCGAAACTTCGATGATAAATACTGGGTCTGTTGACTTTATAGCTCAACTAGCTGTTCATTGTTATTCTTTCAATAATGCTACTGGATATGTGCAAATGGGAATCATTGGTTCTAAAAATAATGGAACAAAAGACAGTGATGTTCAACTTCTAGAACAAAATACTAGACTTGTAAATAAATTTACCACTTACTCAATAAGTGGAGAAATAGAAAGTGATATAGGTAGATATATTATTCCCGTATACGGAGAATTAACTTTCAATCATATAGGTTTTGGAAGATCATATACGAGTTCAGCTGCAGCAGCATTTGCTGGAATGATGTCGTCAACTCCAGTCTATAATGGGATAATTAGAAAAAGAATACCAGGAGCATATTCTGTTTATGGTTCTAATTTATCTGGAGATTCATTAGCTAGGTTAGATAACCTCGGTGTCAATGTTGTGTACAGAACGCGCAAAGCACTAAGGGGTAACCCGTATGAAGTAAACATATCTAATGATTATACATTAGCTAATAAAAATAGCTCTTTTACAAAAGCTCCGCAAATGAGATTAGTAGCTATGGTTATAACTGAAATAAAAGCTATAGCAAATGATGGCATAGGAAAGAACGCAGAAGATAAAGTAATTTCACAAGTTAAAGCAATGCTAGACATGCTAGTATCTACTAGAACTATTAAGGATTATAAACTTCAATCATATGGATCTAAAACAGAAAGAGGAACTTTAATTTTTGAAATAAATTTAGTTTCTTCTCTTGGTTTAAAAAGTATTAATTTTTCCATAATTACAGGACCAGGAGCGTAGTATGCAGTCTTCATTCCCATTCCCAGGTAGCTTTAATGCTGACCAAGCACCAGGCAATAAGTGGGAGCAATATACGGAAAGTAGAGATAGGCTTCGAGAGCAAGATCCTAAGTATTATAATGATACTGATTCAAGGAGATTAAAAGCCGAAGGAAATTTAACCTATCTTGGATTTATCGAAGTTGTCAAAATGCTTTGGGAAAACTCGTATCCAGACATACCAATTGTGGCAACATTTGGAGGCAAGTTTGCATCTTACCCTTGTGTAGCCTATGGCCTTGAATTAAAGAGAGCTCATAATCAAGAACCCAAAATGCGATACAGGGATAAGGCTTTAGGTGAAGATGGTAAATATTACATTATAGAAGGTCAGCGTTTTCAGAACGTTGTTTCCTTTACTGTTATGGTTGAAGCCAATGCTGGTCAGTTGTCAGGCGACGAACAACGATATGCTGGCGCAGAAGTAGCCGATAGAATTATGGAAATATTTGAAGATTTTATGTTGGAATATACTCCAGTCTTTAAGAGACTGGGCGCATCAGAATTCGTATATGCTAGAAGGGTTTCGGATACCGAAACAAACATGGACCAAACTGATGTAGTTAAAAGAACGGTTACATATTTGTTAACAACTGAAAAGATACATGTATCAGCAGTTGATAAGATTGAGTCAATTGTGGCCGATATACGCCAATGGGTTTCCTATGAAAAGCAGCTAGTTGATCAAGCAGCTGCGACTCCTTCTTCATATTACAATCCAGATATGAACCTAGGTATTGTAGACTTATTCCAAAGTGCTACCCCGAACTCATAATATTTAGTAGGATACGTAAATCTAGTTAGTTTTTACAGGTACCCCATTACTATATCTTTCGAGTTAATCCAATAAATCGCTGACTCGGAGGTTAATAATAACATGGCTCTACCAGGTGTAAAAACAATAATTAAAGACCGCTTCTACAGCATCTCCCGTCAAGATAGTCCAGTCGGACCTAGAGTTGTGGTATTAGCAAAAAGATCAACAGCAGATGGAACAGGCAACGTCGCAGACCTTGACGTAGTTCAGTGCACAAATGAACAAGATGTCATAACTGCTTTTGGCGTTGATTCAGCTTGTCACAGAGCTTTTTTTGAGCTTGTTTCTGCAGGCGCAGAAAGAATCTATATGGTCCCACTGCCAAGTGATACTACATGGAACCACAGTACAGCTGCGGTAACAAGTAGTAATTTTGGTGGTAGCATTCTCGATGCAATGTTCATTGCAGCAGAAGCTGCTCAGCCAGACATCATACTTCCTTGGGGAAGTGGTGCAAGAGCAGGACTCTGGTCCGCAACTCCTTCTGAAGCTTTTTCCGCATCTGCCGATACAATTTACGGATTTCATGCAGACAACTCAGTAACAATTGGAAATAACTGGGCAGTAAAAATTGCTGATAAAGTTAAAGCAATCAATGAGAACAGTCATCCATGTTTCGCTGTTATGGGAACAAAGCCATATGTCGGCGCTAACGACGTAATGACTCCTGGACAAGTAGCAACACACCTCGGCTTAACAACTCTTTCAGACAGAGATTCAGCAACAACATATAACGGAGTTGCTGCTAAGGAACTTGGAAGACACGTTGCAGTAATTGGTGCAGAGTTAAAGCCTGCAGGTTATCCAGCGGAATGGGGTTATTCAAATGGTGCATCAGTGTTAACTGCTGCAGTTAGCAGAATGGCTTCATACACTTCAACTATAAACAAGACAGTTTACAACGTTGCAGCGCTAAGATACAATCCTAGCAAAACAACCTTGTTGGCAATGACCAATAAGGGTGTAAACTCAATCATGTTAAACTTCAATAGAGCTCCAATCTTCACAGATGGTGTAACATTTGCTGGTTCTAGTTCAGACTACACAAGACTGACAACACTGAGAATTGTTAACGAAGCAATGTTAGTTGTCCGTCAGAGCTGTCAGAAGTTCATTGGTCAACCTTCAACTATTCAAGTTAGAAACTCAATGGAAACCTCGATTACTTCATCCCTTAGAGGAATGCAGCAGTTGGGTGCCATCTTAGATAGCGATTTCAACATTAGATACATCGCTGAAGAAAACAAAGCACTTATTGACCTAGTTATAACACCTGCATTTGAACTTAGAAACATCGAAGTCCAAATGTCAGTTGAACTTGGTTAATATCATATAAAAACACTGCAAATTTATATACCGATTAGGAGGGTAATATGGCAGGCGAATACTACGACAGTCCAGTAAACAAGTATCTCAATACTTATACAACATTTTCTGGTGCTGATATTGTTGCCACTTTTGGTGGCGTTGAAATCGGAGCTCTTTCGGGAATCACTTTTTCGGTGACAAGAGAAAAGGCGCCAATTTATACAATGGGTTCACCAAACCCACGTTCATTTTCAAGAGGTAAAAGAGGTATTGCTGGTTCGTTAATATTCACAGTATTTGACCGCCCAGCTCTGTACCAGATGCTTGAGACACATCATAACTCTTCTTCGGAAATGAAGTTTTTCACAAGAGCTCATAATACACTTCCTGGCGATCCAAGCCACAAGAGAGGTATTGCTGAAGTAACAAATCAAACAAGAGACGTAGTTAGCAAGACACCATACTATGCAGACCAAATCCCACCATTCGATATTACAATCACATTTGTTAACGAATATGGCCAAGCTGCTGTTAGATCAATCTATGGTGTTGAACTGTTAAATGAAGGTTCAGGAGCTTCGATGGATGACATTGTTATCGAAGAGACAATGACATACGTTGCTCGTGAAATTGGTCCAATGTATAAGATTACAACGGATAATCTTAACAGATTCAACTCAGATGACCTAGGTTCATTAATCAGCAAAGATGCAGTATCATCTAGCGGATTAAACAGCGAGATAATTAGACCATAATTATAATCAAATAAGTATAGTAGTAATTAAATAGTGGAGGACTTGGTGTAGGACCAATCCTCCACTATTTTATTTTTAAGGAACAACATGGCATTTAACAAAGAAAATGTATCAGATATAGCAAATCTCACAACTATATCATCAAGAAAAAATAGACTCTCTACCTATGAAGAGGGTGTAAAAGAATTTAGGAAAAATAATAATCTTCCAGATCCATTTTCTGATATGTCATTTTCGGGTGCAGACATAACAGCTACAATCATTATTCCTAAAATTGGAGAAAATGGATTCATTTCCAATGAAGGCGATGTGCTAGAAATGGCAGAGCTTCAAACAATATCATATTCAATGCACAGAGAAAACTCTCCGGTAAGAACGCTTGGTCATGTCAACCCAAGAGGGTTTGTCAAAGGTGCCAGAACCATAGCTGGAAGCATGATATTTACTCAGTTTAACGAGTATGCATTTTATAGAATAGAAAGTTATAGAAAAATTCTTTCTGACAGCAAGGGCTACTTTGCCCCATTGGCAGACATGTTGCCACCATTTGATATTGTATTTACCTTCTTTAACGAATACGGCTTGGCAGCAAAAATGAAAATATTTGGTGTTACCCTTGTGGATGAGGGTGGTACTATGTCAATAGACGACTTAATTACTGAGCAAACTTATACGTATATGGCTAGAGGGCTACAGCCTCTGGTACAATTAGATACGGCTCGTGATGACCTTAGATACCCAGATGGATATCAAGCTCAACAAAACGAGAGATTAAGAATATCAACAAATGCTTTTGGAGATAGAGTCGAAGATTATAAGAATTTTATTGAAAGAATATATTCACCGCCTACAATCGTTTAAGGTTTAAGTATGACAAGTCCATATAGAACTGTTCCATATAGACCATTTAGTGGCTATATTCCATATCAGGATACCGTCTCAACTAATCCTGGTCTAGGAAACAAAAATGGAACATTTGATCCTCTTAGTGCAGAGTTAGATCTTTATTGGGCTGGTGGCAAAACTACTGGAGATCCTCGTTTTAGTAATTATTATGATTACTTTTTCTCCGGTGAAGATGTAAAAGTATATATCGATGGTTTGTTTGATCCAAAAGATGAACTAGATATAGCTGGATTTGGTTTTTTAATTAAACAAGAAAAGCAAGCAGTCTACGGATTCTGGTCATACAACTTTGATGCCATGATGAATGGATCTAGAATAATAACTGGTCAGTTTTCCTTGTACTCAAGGTACCCTAGAAGGATGACACACCTTCTAGAAGAGGCAGCAAGAGTTAGAAGCTTCTCTGCATCGGGTAAATCTGATAATTCTGGAGTTGTATCTGTTTTAAGATCACAAAACGAATCAAGAACAGATGAAGAAAACATACAGAAATATTGGGCCAATAGTCAGTTAGATAGAATAACTACTGATCCAGCAATAAGCACATCTTCAGCAGATGGCCAACATAACATCTTCAGTGCTCATCCTCCATTTAACTTCGTTATAGTCTATGGGGTAGAGGAATCCAGTTTGAGCCCCGTAGGAGTCACGGAGAACGCTTCTACGGCCTCTATGGAGCAGAGAGACAACTTGGACAGGATAATCTCTACTGATATAAATGAGCGAAAAGTTAAGATGGCTGACAATAAAACTCCAATGAAGATTGTTTTACAAAATGTACACCTAATGCAAATGAGCACAGAATACCAAAGTGGAGGATCTCCCCTGATAGAGACCTACAGCTTTGTGGCTAGAGACTTCTATCTTACAGAGGCAGAATCCGGCTTTAATCCATATACTGGTAAGACGTTTGTTACAACAGAGCCACAGGCTTCTAATGCTACAAAATCGGTGGTTGAGAGTCCATTGGTGAACAGGACCGAAAGTACTCTGCCGAGATAATAATTTTAATATAGATATGATATAATGTAACTTGAAACAATATAAGGAGAAACAATGTCTGAGAAGAGAAAAGTTGTAGTTAGACAAGATAAAAAAATGGCAGAAGAAATTTCTGCTGATTCAGTTGATATTTTTTTAGAAACCGATGAACCACAAGATGGCGATATCGTTGTATCAGATTATTCAGATGAGCAAATCCCTGTTGAGCAAGCTACAACAGTTGAGGAATTAGCAGATGATCAGGTTATTTTTGATAACGGTCCTACAGCTGGACAAATCAAAGCATGGAAGAAGCAGTACGGTGAAGTTTACGTAACTTCTATTTCATTTGATAAGCATATCATATGGCGCGTTCTTTCTAGAATCGAATATAAGCAGCTTGTTAAAAAGATGGAAACCTTAATGCAAGCTGGTCAGCTATCTAATGCAGAGGCAAATATGTGGAACGAAGAAGCAATTTCAGAACTTTGCATTTTGTTCCCATCTTATGACAAGCAAGCTCTTACTGGTGACATGGCAGGTCTTCCTTCTCTGATCTCACAAGAAGTCTTAGAAGCTTCTGGATTCGTTGCTTTAGAGGTTAGACAACTCTAAGATGTTAGATGCAGGAATTCTTTTTGAGCTAAAGAAAAAACATGGTTCAATATTTCAGACTGAAATAAAACGGATCTGAAATAGTATTTAAAGAATTAACTTTTTCTGAATTTGACAAAGTTGCGGCATATAAAAGTACCGAAGGTAATTCTTCCGCCGACGCAGAAGATGAAATTATTAGGGCATCCGTAGTTTATCCTGAAGATTTTGATTTAAATAAATTTCCACCTGGAGCCATAAGTTCTTTAGCTGAGCAGATAATTGAGTTCTCTGGCTTCGCATCAGCACGCACAGCTAAGCGAATTTTAGAAGAAAAAAGAGTAATAGCTAATCATGTTAGAGGCTTAATGAAAGCCTTTGTTCTAGCTACTATACATACAGATACTCCAGAATTTCTAGATTCGCTAACCTATTCAAAGCTAGCGGAAAGAGTTGCATTGGCAGAAAAAATAATTGAAGTTCAGCAAGCAATTGCTGGAATAGAATCCACTAATGTATCTCTATCCCTGATAGATCCTCAGGAAGAAAGAGAAAAAGAGAATCTATCAGCAGCTAGACACAATGCATCTAAGGTTGAAGGATCTGCAACATATAGTGACCCCATTGCTCAAAAACTATGGGGTATGAGCAGATAATACAAGAGGGGGGGGTGAAGAATGCAGAGAGATAAAGGACCAATCCATAATATTGGATTTGGCGTAACTTCTAGGGAATTCACCACCGGAGACGATACTCAGAACGGTCCATCCCCAGATTCTGGATATGTCAACAGAGCCTTAGAAGGTAGACCACTAGTAAAGATGGCTACGGCCATGATCGCTACTGGCGTTGCAGCTACAGTTGCTGGAAAGTTCGTAAGAGGTGGTGGCTTAAAAATACGGAAAAGCCCTTACTGAAAGAGCAGCAACATCTGCCGAAGGTAGCTTTATATCTAGAGCTAACTATGGTTTACTAAAAGCAAGAAGTATACTCGATGAACTTGAGGGAGTAACTCGTTTAGAAGAGGGAAAAACAAAATTAGTTTTTGATTCCGCTGGAAAACTTCAAACAGGTTACGAAGGACATAAGAGCGTTGTTAATGCAGGTTATGCATTTAGAGCAGAAGGAAGAGGCGCTTCATCAACTGCAACATGGCATTATAGAGATGAGCTCCAACAGAGGCTAGTTCGTCAAGCTAGAAGACTACCATATGAAGTACCTGCTTTTTATGCTGCAGATAAGTATATAACTAAACCACTGTTCGGTACCGGTGAAGAAGATCTTGGACCAAAAAAGAAATGGTATGATCCATCTAGAGGTGTAGATATAGCTAAGGATTTAGCTAAAACAACACTATTCCAAATGGGTGGATTCATGCTACCAACAGCTGCAGCTGGTGCAGCAAAAGAAAGCTCATTAAATTTTTATAGAACAGCACAAGAAAGACTCATGGCGACAAACGCTACGGGTTTTTCAAACTTAAGCGCTGGTACAGCAAAACACGCTATTTATGAAAAGTCGTTAAACCTTAAAGGAATGCTTGAAGGTGTTGGTCACGATTTATTTAGCGTATTAGATAAATCAATTAAGTTCTCAGAAAGATCATCCGGAGCTTTAGCAAGTGCATTTGTTGCAATGACAGATGTTCACAAAAACCCAGTTGCAGCTCTGTATTCGCAAAGACATGGTTCTACTCCAGCACCTGGTCTATCAAAGCCTTCTAGGAAACAAGTAATACAAAATTTAGCTAAAGATATATACAAGGGTGATAAAGCAGCAATAAATAAGATCACAACAAGTAATAGAGTAGGTACTGTACAAGGAACAAAAATAGATTCAATGTTGGATCTAATTCCTGGTTACAAAGCTGTCAGACAAGGCGCTAAATCAGCACATGAAGAATACCAAAAACTTTCGTTTGCTCAGTCATTCCTAGATAAGCCTGGAACAAATTGGAATAAAATACAAGAAGGTTTTGGAAAAATTCTTGGAGCCGATAAGGCAACTACAGAAGGCGCCCAATTAATTAACACCTCACTTGGTGAATCAGTACTGAACATACAAAGAAAAAGATCATCAGATGTATTTAGTCTTTTAAGAGAATTTGAAACTAAAACTGGTGGAAAAGGAGCATCAACTGATTTCATAAAGATGCTAAGGCAAGGTGCCTATAAGAGTAGATTAGAGCAGCGATTAATAGACGATGGGCTAAGTGAATCAGTTGCCAAAAAATTTAGTCAAAATCTTTCTGTTAGTGATGATATCTATAGAAAAATTTCTACAGGTGATGATGGATTTGTAAAAGAAATAATCAGCCCAACTGAACGATTGAAAATGGGCAATGAAGATATTGTTGGAGAAGATTTTTTTGGTCAAATAATAGCTAGATTTAATTCTGGAAAATATGGAAAGAATAATCCAATACCAGATACTTTTGATGCAGACAAACTTAAAAGAGCAGTAAGTGCAGTAGATCAATCTCTATATAGAGAGTCTATGAGAAGTAATTTAAATGTTGGCATAAATGTATCTGCAGCTCATAGTTCAGCTAGAGAAATTTTTGAAAAAGAAGTTTTTTCTTCGGTATTAAAACCGCAAAAATTAAATAGATTAAACTTCCTTGATTCAGCTGGGGATTCAATTCAGGCATCTCAAGCTAGACTTGAAATGGCTAAAAGAGCTGGAAAAGTATTTGGATTAGATGAATCAACATTGGGAGATCCAAGTCAATTAGCTAAAGCATTAGGTGCTCGTGGAATAGATATGAGAAACGCCTCTCAACTTAGAGGCTACTTAATGAATAATAAGGAAATGGTTGCCGGTCCAACATCTGGATTAGCAGGAATTTTTGGATTAAAAGGTCTTACTGTAGACGATTTTCTAGAAAGAGAAAACCTATCTTATAAAACAATTACAGATCAAATAGCAGAAGGTCCACTCCAAAAATCGCTAACTAAAAATATACTAAGTGGGGACAGCAGTGCTGAGCTAGGTATATTAAATAGAATTAAAACATCTTCTACTCAAACTACATTGAGTAATGTTAAAGGATATTATCAGTCCAGTAGTGGAGATGTAGTAAACTTTAATCCAATTAGATCTGGACTTAGAAAAGTAACAGAAGCATTAGCTACTGAAACAAAGGTTCCAATTATTGGGATTAACCCAATGCAAATGTTGGGCTATAAAGACTTTGCTGGAATGGCAAAAGCTGGAAGATATCAAGTAACTTCAGGAGCAGCAAGCCAACCATTTGTTAAAGGATCTAAAGCAGATTTTTATACATGGCACAGTACAGGTGGATTCCTAGGAACAAAAGGAAGATTATACGAACACGCTGCTGGTGCAGCTACAGCTTTAGAAGGAACATATAGACCAATCCCAACATCAGTTTCGTCAATGTTTACGAGCACCGCAGAACTAGCTGCTGGAAAAAGAACGCAACAAACTCGCACAGCAACAAGTTTAATAGGAAAAGTTAAAGAACGTTTAGATTACGCAGATGATCAACCAAACTCTTTATTTAGATTTTTTGGAAGATTAGTTAACAGACAGGCCGATATAGAAAACGATGCCGTAATGGCTAAACTCATATCTGGTGAGATCGATGAAACATTTTCAGTTGGTGGGTTTGGAAGAAAAAAGAATTTACAATTACGCACTGAATTAGACGATGTTGGAGAAATTGCTAAATATAATTTACTTGATGTTGACTCAGGAGCACAAGTAGCATCACATTCTCAGTTAATGGAAGCATTTACTAGATTTGCAAACAGACAATTAAGCTATGGAACTAATAAATCAGTTCAAAGAAAAGTGCTTGGTTCGTTTGGGCCTGACGAACTTGGAGGTCTTGGCGTTGATGATATTACCGGAATATCAACTCCAGCTCAAGCAAGCAGGGTATCAGAAGCCTTAGCAAATCTCTTAGAATCTCAAAGAAAATCAATGGTTCCAGGAAATGAAAATGATTTAAAAAGATATCAGGATGTAAGTAAGGCTTTTGCTAGAATTAAATCTTTTGCAGACATAGATGATTTCTCGCAACAATCAAAGATGTTTGAAAAATCATCTAGCATTGTAACTAAAGGCGATGAAATGTCGTCAGAAGTATTCAGATTTCTTCTAGAAAGAAAAGCAATACTAACCGGCGATCCAATGACGGTAATGCAAAATGTTAGTTCTGCTATAGATGATTTAACTGCAAGAGGGATTATATCATCTGCACAAAAAGCAGAAGCCCAAGCTTCTGCATTATCTACAATATTTAACTTAACAGCATTCGAAACATATAAGTTCAATCCTGGAACCGGGTTGTCTGGAGTAGAAGAAAATTTAACAGGAGTCTTACAAAACCCTTTAAGAAGATTCCAAGAAACGCGAAAATTATTAAGCGATCAATCTCTAAAAGGCTTATTAGATCCACATATTGAAGGTAACATAGTTACAACTGGTCAATCTTCAATGGTTTCTCAAATGGGTATAAATAAACCATTTGCTGTGTTTAAGAAAAATTTGGGAATGGGAAGATATGTAGAGAAACCATCTGCAAGTCCTTTATCCGGACAATCCGGTCCAGAGACATACGCATTTGTTCCAACTTTTGGCACAGCTCTTAAGAGGAATCCAAAAGCAGCATTACTCAGCGCTGCTGGAATAAAAACATATGGAAATGAAGAAGGTTTTTCTTTAGCATCTGTTCCAATATCTCATGGTTTCAATAGATTAAATAGATACTTTGGAACTGTTGGTTCTAGTCTAGATCCAGATAATTTCCACGGTCCTCTTGATATGTATTTCAGGGGAATGAATGCAGAAAGAGTACTGCCAGCAGTTGCCATAGGTACAACTGCATTAGCTGTCGATAGAACCGTAGGCGGATATACCCAAGGAAAAGACGAAAGAGGAGAAAGAGTATATTCTCCATTTGCACTTGGTGCAGTAGCTAGAGTTGGAGTTGAAGCCCAAGCAGCAATATCTGGTGTTGTACCTGGCGGAATGGGTTACGGACAAAAAAGACAGCAGTTATTAACTGGCGAAGTGCCAATTAAAAAGGGAAGATACTGGCCTCTAGGTAATACAAAATTTAGTGGTGGAAAGATAGAATATTACAGACCATCTTGGTATAGAAGACTACAAGGTGGAGCGATGTTTACATCAGACACTTATGGCAGTCCAATGGAAAAGATGTTATATTACAATGACTTTTCTCCACTAAGACCATTAGACCCTTATAAGTTTGAAAAAAAACACTATCAAGATAGACCGTATCCTGTAACTGGAGAATACTTTTCTGGACCGTTTGGTGCAGCAGTACCAGTATTAAATGCAACTATAGGAAGAATCCTAAAGCCTCAAAAGGTAATGCATAAACAGGAACTAGACAGAGCATTATCTAGCTACGTTCCAGTTGGCGCCAGCGGTGCCTACATGCCTCAGGAGGCTCCTGGCAACGTTGGATACGTAGAGCAAAGGGATCCAGCTGTTAGCTACCCAGCAGCTCGTCCAGCCGCTTATGGCGGAAAACCGCTTAGGTTTATATCTCCACTGTCAGACTACGCTGGTGCAGCAGCCTCATCTCCAATTGGAGGTATAGCTGGATCTTATAATATTTCTCGTTCAAATCAAATGCTAGCTAACAGCAGCGGACCATTAAATACCGCAAGACAGTTGGTTCGTGGTCAGTCTGGAGCGCAAAACGACGCTTTAGCAGCAGCAGCATATCAAAGAGTTCCTGTTTCATCTCAGGTTCAACCAGTTCAATTTGGTCCACCAACAGGACCTGGAATTATGCCATCAAAAATTGTTGCAGCAGGCTTGCCAATAAGATCAGGTAGCAACGAATTCCAATCTGGAGAACTTGGTTACAGGTTGCAGGAAACATTTGGTATATATGGTTTTGCTGGTGGCAATATAAGATCTGCTCTTGGCTTTGGTTCCTATGACTTTGAACCAGACAAATCAGTTTTACAATCAGCATCAAAAGCATATGGCACTACTAGAGCTTTTTGGGATTTAAACTTAGGTGGATTAGGAGACGTACCTCTTCAATCTGATGGTGCTCTTGGAAATATTGAAGCTTCTGAAATAGTCAGAAGATTTATTCCAAAGGAAAGAACTAATGTTAATTTCATTAACCCTATTAAGAATACAATGGGTAAGCAGTATCCATTCCTTCCTAACAGTAGTAACTTTATTGACTTTACTACAGGTGATCCATTCACTAAGGTAAAAGAAGGTGAATTAAGATTGCCAGGTGTGGGTTACGAAAGATTTAATAGAGTTTATTCTGATTCCAATGGAAGATACGGAGCAGTAAACCAACTTGACATTCTTGCTGACGTAGCTCCATACTCTAAAGAGTTTAGAGCTTTAAATTCAAGAATAGATAAAATGGGATTAGGTGAAGATGAAAGAATTAAAGTTGGACAAATAAGAGCTCAGCAAAATGCTATAGCACAAAGTAAAACTGATTTTACTCCTTATACGGATTATTCTACAGTTGAAAAAATAACTAACCCAATACGAACAATAAAAGAATCTGTACTACACACAGACAACTTTATTAACAACAAATTTACTGGAAAGAAAACAGCAACTGAAGATTGGGAAAGAAGAAATGTTTATGGTTCAACATTTCCTGAATGGCAAAATCCAGTTGAAAGCTTTATTAAACCAATCTATTATAAAGGAACTCAAAGAAACCCTCTCTTAGCGGCGGGAATAGGAGCAGTTGCATTTGGTTCTTTTGGTAAAACTAAAAGAATGCAAACAGCTCTTGCAACTGTAGGAGCTGTAACAGTTGGTGGTTATTCAGCTCTTCAGAAAATGAAAGAGACTAGATATATTCCAATAAATAGAAAAAAAGAATTAGCACTTGAAGAATATGTTGATATATTAAGTTATGTAAAAAATAGAACAGCTGCAGCCAGAGCAGAAAAAGTTGGAGATATAGAATCAGCTAAACAATTTATGTTAGCTAGTAAAAAAACAATGTATGGCGCAGATCTTAATACGAAATCGATAGACCAACTTGCAGCAGCAATACCAAAAAGAAAAAGAGAACACTTTAGAGCAATGCTTGAGGCACCTAAGGGTGAGAGAAGTAAGATATTATCTACTGCTGGAAGATTAGAAAGAAGAATATACGAAGCTGCTTGGGGAATGCCAGTAGAGAGAAAACCGGATTTAGTAAATTATTTTACTAGACATGAACTACCTGCTGCTGGTTCTGAAGTATGGCATCCAAATACAAATATGGAACATGTAAAAATAAAAATGGGTCAATCAATGGGTCTTGAAATGTCACAAATGGGTTACTTCCCACAGCAAGTAAAAGAAGCAAACTTAGTTAACCCTAGTTATCCCATGTTTGGGCAGGGGGGTTCTTCTCCAGAAGATGTTAGGTCTAAATTACAAAGACTTATGTTTGACATGGGAATAAATGGAAACATATCTCCAGTAATGAACAATTCAAATCCAGGTTCAGTAAATATTATGGCTGGAATAAGAGGATAATAAAATGGCAGACATAAACCCTTCAACGTTAGCTCCAGGTCTTGGTCGAGAAATAAGCAAAATACCTAGATCTGTTATAGAAAAACAGGACATCTATGCAAGAGGTTTAGTAAGATTTGATGAAGCTACTAATGACCTAATTAACACCGCAACTTCAACGCGTTATAAGACTTTACAGGAAGCAATAAATGATACAGCTAGACTTGGTATTTCTGAAGTAAACGTATTTACTGGAACAAGAGGAGTTTTATCTCCAGACCCTTCTGGCTTTGGACCCCTTTCTGATTTAACATATAACATTAATGAATATTTAAGATTAGATAATCCAGAAGCAAAAGCATTTAAGTCAAGACACGCAGTGTTAAGTAGTCTTGAAGGAAAAAATATTGAATTAGTAAGAATTGGATATTCAGACACTACAGGCGAAACAGTAAGTCAAATGTCTCAACTGTATGACGATCTAGTAAGTTTTCCAGATTTAGATATTATGGCTGGTGGTGGTGTAGAGAAACGATTAGCAAAAGGAGACATTTTACCACCAGGATACTTGGCATCGAGAGATGGTTCTTCTATTCTTTTAAGGTTAAGATATCAAACAGATGAAGGATATAAGTACTTAAGTGGTGAAGAAACAGTTTCTTTATTCAATACATTAGATGTTCAAGATTTTAATATAGATAGATTAGCAAAACTTATAGACCCATTAGATGCTGATGGATCTATGAATCTTGGAAAAAACTCGGAACAAATATTAGGTAATCAACTTGGCAAATCTGGTAAAAGGAAATGGCAAAGTTTAGTAGAAAGAAATATGGTTATCGATCAAGAAGGAGTTGGTGATATTGTTAGTCATTTATCTAAAAGAGTAGATAGTCAGTTTAGAAGTGTAGCTCCAAAAACTCTTGAAGATTCATATTTATTTTTTGATCCAGCTTTAGAAACAACATTAAAAGCTTTTGGCTTAGAAGAAAGCTACACCAATACATTGTTGGGAGACGCTTCACTTACTAAACAGGGAAGATTAGGTATTCTCAGGGAAAGACTTGGAACCGGCATTGCCATGGAGGGAGAAACAGCGCAATCAGCTCAGCAGTATTTTCGTTCAGCTTTAGAACTACAAGGTTTAGCTGGAGAAGATGAGTTTAATCAATTTGCAGGTGTTATACAATCACAGTTTAGAGAAAGTATTGCAGATAAAAAAAATCAAAAAATTTCTTTAGATGACATTATATCAAGAATAGAAAAAGCGGCTGATGGAGAAGGCGTCCCTGCTGAACTTAAAGGAAAGTATCAAAGATACGTAAACGCTCTAGGTGAAATGAAAAAGATAGATGACGGTTCTGGATTTATTACCGGTGTACCCATGAAGCAACATGCAAATAGTCTAAGGTCTTCCATAAAAGAAGCTGAAGCAATACTTAGTGCTAATACTTATGCGGAAGGTAGCGATGAAGCGATTCATCTTACTGGAAAAATTCAAACTTTTAGATCTGAACTAGACAGAATCGTAACTGATTCTGATAGTTTTTTAAAAGGAGGAAAATTAGCTTTAAGAGAGTTTAAACACGATACAGCTAGAATGTTCATAGGAAGGGGTCAGGGTAAATCTGTTTTTGACTTAATACAAGGAGAGATGGAAGATCGTTTAGCTAACCTTGGCTACATGGGCGCTGGCTCAACTGAGCTTCTTAAGAAAGAAATTAGTTTTGCCAGATTAGCAGCGCCTGGCAGTGGGGAATTGGGCCCACATGTTGGCCAGCAAATCACTATGCAAATAAATAAAGGGCATGGCAGGGACATGGTTTATAGTGAACCACAAGCTATGTTATTCCACAGGGAGCAATATGGTGAAGACTTTGCTAGGCAAGTTGGTGAAAGCGCTCAAATTCTCGAAGGAGAAATAAAAAACATTTCTGATGGAATTGTAAGTGAAAGATTAAGAAGGTCAATACTAAACGACGCAACTCTTGATGTAGAGGGTATGGATACAGAAACGCTAGTTGAAAGATTTGGTAGTAGAGAAAACGCAGTTAGAATTAGAACAAATGCAAAAAATCTACAACAAGTTTTGTCATCTGGGCAAGTAAGAGTAAACGAAATACCAGAGATAGCTAATCAGTTATTAAATCAAGCTCAAAGAGAAGCATTTAGAGATGGAAAAACATATAAGAGATTTGTTGGCGGAAAAGTTCAAGACATGCCAATATTTAATTACGCAATGCCTTACGCGCAAAGACAAGCTATAGATACCGAAGGAAGAATATCAAGAGGTGTTGGCAGTAAAGTTCTTGGAGTTACAGATGACACCACGTTTAGTAGATTTACAACTAAATTTGGAGATGAATCATATAATTTATCTTTATTTAAATTTAGACACGTTGGACATAAGATGTTAGTTCCAGATATCGCCTCTTCGAGTTTAGGTTTATATGAAGCTGGTGGTGGATTCGACTTAGACGATAAATGGATAACTAATTTACAATCAATTAAAAATAGTGAAGGTGTAAGAAAACTTGCATCATTTGCTTGGCGTCAACCAACTGGTCCTCAAGAATTTGCGCTTATGGCACCTCATCTAGATGAAGACACTATAATGAGAATGTTTGGCGATGAAACTCAAATGGGAGAAAAGTTTAGAAGAGTTTCAAATTCGGTATCTGACATGATAAATAATAGAACTGGATTTGTTCTTGATCTTTCTTCCGATTTAAGTGGTCAACCGTCAGCTTTAGGTATGGAGCAATTAAGTAAAGAAGAAAAAATATTTAAATATCTTAACTCACTAGCTCATGGCTCAAAAGAAGTAGCTCAAAAATTTAAACAATCCGCTGGAGATATAACTCAAGAAGATTTAGAAAGAGCTATATTTAAGTTGGTTGACTTGAATGGAGAGCAAGGAGCTTCAGTCGAGCTATTTACGGGTCAAGCAAGTGTTAATGTAGATGATTTCGCAAGGGAATATATGGGTGCTGGTGAAGGTGGAGTTAAATCAGTAAAGAGTAAGTACTTTAATATTGGAGCAACATCAGATGCAATAATCAAAAAAGCCGCTATGACAGACAAAGGAGTAATGTTAGCATTAAATGCAGATGAAATATTAGAATCCGGAAATGCTGGACTCATAGCAAGTTATAGACAAAGTAGTTTAACTCAAATTTTAAAGTCTTCAGCTTCCCCTGTTGAAGATAAAATTTTTATCAATTCAATTGAAAAAATGTACAATTCGCAAATGGGAGCAGGTTCCTACAAGGAAGCTTTTGATTATGTGTCTAGTAGATCAGCTGATACGGTAATGACCCCTATGGATTTTGCTGTTAGAGTATCAGGAAGATTGTATAAAAACTCAGTGCAAGATGGGTTAGAAGAAGTAACAATGCGGAGTTAAAACTGCCTTAGATTCAATGTTTCAAAGAGCTAACGTTGCTTCAATGTCTGCTTCTCGTGGAGAGTTGGGCAAATATGTCAATAGACTTGGTTGGGCAGTTTCCTCAGAAGAACAAAGACTCGCAGCGCTAGGTAGACTAAAGGATTATGCACAAGGACCAAATGGAAACATAGAATTAGAAAAATTAATTACAAATATTGAAGCTATGACATCTCTTGTTCAAAATCCAGAAGGCGCAATTGACTCAGCTGTAGGCGCAAGTATGAAAATAAATTTGGCCGCAACAAATAAAGATATGCTCATGGCATATAATCTCACTAGAGACGCTGGCTTCTCTGATGAAGTTGCTCAAGGAGCATTATCAAACGCATTGTATTCCCTTATGTCGGAAGACAACGCTACTGACTTACATGCAATAGCAGGAAGAGCCGGATTGGATATTGCAGATTTTACTGACAACTCTAAGCTTGTAAACGCAATACTTTCAAGAAATGATAAATTTAGCGAAGAATTAATTGGTCTTATAAACGTAGCAACAGAAAATACAGGAACAGCACTTGTTTCTAATACTGCAAAACAAATGGGTATGATAAGAGCTTTACAAGAGTTGTATCCCGAAGCAGATTTTAGCGGAATAGGAATGGTTGGATTTGACGACTTTGCAACACACTTAAAATTATCTGGTATTACAGATCTTGCAGGCAAAGGTGATGTTAATACGGTAATAGATTCAATCGTCAAAGGAGCAAACGAAGTAGCAGGAGCTCTTGGGGTAGATTTACCAAAAGGTAGTATCATACAAAAGATAGATGATATTACTAGGGCTGTGAATGCATCAAAGGGTGTTAAAAAAGTAACTGGAGAAGAAGTTAAGCTAAAACTTCTTGAGCTTTTTGGCCTACAGGGCGAAGCTAAAGAAAATTTTGGAACAGCTAACATAGATGACATCATGACAAGCGTCAATGCTAAACTCTTAAGAGCTCAAGAGAGGCTTGGTAGCATAAAGTACAATCAGTATGCGCCATTTAAAACCCTCGCTGATGCCTTTAATACGGAACAATTAAATGAGGCGATGAATGAATTAAGTGGAGTTCTTACAACTCGTTTGGGAGATCCCGAAGGACTCGTTGGAAAAACAATGCAAGACATAATGATTGAAGATAGTCTTTTAAGGGATATTGAAGACATGAAATTTAATGGCTACACACTTCGCAGTAGAAAAGATGTAGCAGCAAAATTAATTGAGAGAAATTTAATGACCGAAGATGAATTATTTGATTTATTAGAGAGTAAATCACCTCGTCTTTTTGAACAAAAAAGAACAACGATTATAAATACACTAAGAGCATCAGATAGTTTTGCGCAACAAGAAGCTAAAACCACTCTTCAAGAATTTTTTACTGCTCATATCCAAAGATTTCAAACTGATGAAACTAAATTTAATACCGTAGAAGATGTTATGGATAAATTATTGTTTCAGATAGAAGAAATGAAAAACGCAACACGCATTTCAAATCCTAGTATCATTGAAGAAACTAGTAGAAGAATGGGATTTGCATTTGAAAATGCACTAGCCTCAGCTGAGGCAATTGAAATTGCAGTACCGGGAATGAAGCCATTTACCCTTCAAGAATTATCTGCTTTTGTTAGAACTAATAATGAATTAAGGTTAACTAACTTTTCTGCAAAAAATCAAACTGATGATATGGTTAATTTAATAGAATCACTTGCAAGCAAAAATGCTGATTTAGATTTAACAGTTCCATCTAACTTAATGGATAAAGACTTTTTATCTAAACTATTTAAAGTAGATAGAATCTCAGCAACAAATGCTGAGATTAATATGCTGGAAAGAGTTCCTAAATTAGTTAACCCAGAAGAAGTTCAGCAAGTTTTAGATGGCATGATTAAATCTTCAATAGATTTAGAATTCTTAGAAGATTTTCTTGCTTTTAATGGAGAAGACTTAGATCCAACAGGTGGCATTATTGGTCAAAGAATAAGAAACGCTGCTGTTGGTAAATCAGAAGAAGAAATTGCACAAGAGATTTCAAATAGAGTAAGATTAATAGGTTCAATTAAAAGGAGATATTCTGCTGTGCTGGAAACGCAGCGTCCCGCATATGCTCAATTTAATGCCATGCTAGAGGGTGGTGAAGAAATAGCAGAAGGAATAATTACTCCTGGTTTAAGGGGTGAAGCAACCGAAAGATCGCTGGGAACAATTGATGAAGCAATAGAAAACATGATGAAGAAATTTATGCGTGAAGCCGATGATAAAGCAGCTAGCGCACTCCGTGCGTCACTTGCTAGTAGTTATGGTGATGCGGGAGCTACTGCTTCTGGAAAATATACAAGAATACAAGACTTTATGAAGTCACCACAGATGAGAGAATTATATGAAGGCGCATTAAAAAATAAAGGAAAGATAGCTGGTGTAGCAGCGATAGCCACTGGTCTTGCAATTTTTGGATCTATTAATAAAAAAGAACATACTCAAGAAGCAATGTCTGGTCCACCATTATTGCCGGGTGGTAATCCATACGAGAGAATTCCAAGTTCACCAATGGGATTTTCAGACGCGCCAATTTCACAAAATGGTCAAGGAATGTCTTATAATATATCAGTAGATGGAGATCAGGACAACATGGAGCAATTTATGAATAGAGCTCGGATTAGTAACAAATGGGAATGTCCAAGGTACTATGCATGATAGCCTCCCTTCTTTAGGACGTAATCCTTACGACGATATAGCGGGTTCTTTCTAATTTTAAATTAAAGGATAAATTATTTTATGGCTGATAACCTTCCTACTGGATCTGGTGGGGTAGCTAAAACTAACGCCAATTTAGTGGCAGCTGCTTCAGGGCCAAAAGCTAACAGTGGCACCCCTAGCCCAGCTGGTGCAGCAATTACTTCACGGGCTAGCTAAAAGAACAAACGATTCAAGGTCAGCAAGCATACATGGATTCTCTCCAGAAGCTGAAGCCCCATCTGATCCGCTAAAGGGATCATATGAAGGATACATGAATTCATCTCCAGCTTACATCCAAGCTAATGGAGCTGGTTATGATAATAAAGCAAATCAACAAGCAAGATATAATAAAAAAAGCTTTTCCCTTACTGGCGATTCTTTAGCATTAAAAAATAATTCAAATAATATAAAAAATTCTGCTATAATAGATAACTATTCAAGTTCTTTAAAAAGAAATTCTTCTGGAGACAGACTGTTGCAAATGCGTAAAATAGAAGGAATGTTTTAGGTAGTATCTATGACTATAAATCAAGAAGCATTCTATTACATAAAAGAACAGTTTACCACTAAGCAGCAAGTAGACGATTACGTTCTTGAAATCCAACAGGTAACATTAAACGCAAATTCAAACATACAACCTGGGCCAGCATTAGCTAAATTACAAACAGTTTTACCTGGTTTTGCCGGCACGATAGGTGTGTGGGCTGGTGTTGAGAGATTGCCATGGGGTATTAAAATTGCTCCACCTGATTTTAATGATATTGCTTGGCGTAATGCGGCAATTGCAGCCATTAAAATACAAGATACAAAAATGAATGCTGAAAACGATATCACTTATATAGTTGGCATTCTAAAGAAGTTTGATAAAAAAATACCAACTAAAAATGTTGATTTAACAGACGTAGCTTACGCAAAAGCATTTGAAGCATGGTATAGCGCAGCTTATTCTAAGGTTGATTCGTGCTGGCACTATATAGAGTCAGCTTCAGCAATGGCTAGCTTTATTGCAGAAAGAGTAAAAAACTTTAATATAGATAGTGATAATCCGGAAGATGTTCAAGAACCTCCAGCCGTTGATGAGAATTCACTTGGTACAACAATAGAAAGGGCAGCGGCTTTAGAGGAATTCATAAGACGTGGAGCAGCTATAATTGGTTTTGATCATTCCGATAACTCTTATTCTTCAATTTCTCAGTATTATGAAAGCTTAGTAAGAAAAAACAATGCGAGTTTTGTTTATGATAAAGCTTTTCAGGATAACTATGTTAATCAATTCATAGCAGTTGCATCTCCAAGTACGGATATATATAAGTTAAATGACACTTACCAAAAATCTTTGTTTGATAAAATTGAAGCATCGGGTCTTTTTGATCTATTAAGCTACATCGATGCAATGCAGGCATTTGGTAGAGCTAGACTGTCTACCCTTGAAAGAGTTACGGGTAGTGCCGGTGCAGCAAACGTATTAGATGGAGTAAGAGACACTGGTTGGCTTCAGCAGCTTACTGTTGTCCTACAAAGACTCTCTAGAGATCCCGTAACATTAGCTACAATCTATAGATATTTCCCAGAGCTAGTTAATTTCTTTTTTGCCGCACTAGCAGCAACGGCTGACTATTCAAACGGTGGAAAAGGTGGCGGCTCAGAAGATAAACTTAATGATGGTCAAGCAGTATTAAATGATTTGATGGCTGCTCTTGGTCAAGTTAATGGTGAAAATATTTTTACTGGTGCGTGGGATCTAATTAACACTGGTCAAAGAATAGAAAAAGCTATTGCAGAGTTTCCGTTTAGACAAAATATTCCACCGTCTTCTCCTGATATATTTCATCTTAGATTAGGTGCAGCTAATTTCTATGTGCCACCAATTGGTATTGATGTTCAAACTCAATTCAAAACAAGTAGCTTAGGAGAGGGCGCGCTAAGACAAAAAAATAGTCCAAAGTTTAATTCTGGATACAAGCATACAACTGTCAGTATGCAATTGTTCTTTCCAAACTATGAGGAGATATGGGGTATTTCAATCGAAGACGCTTCAAAAATTACCCTTAAGGATAACTTCACAATAGACTTTAGTGGCAATGGTGACAATGAAGAAAAGATAGATAAGTTCCTTTCATCGCTAAGAGGTTTAGTTGCCGCGTTTAAGTATGCGCCATTTCTTCCTATTAGAAATCATTATCTAAATTCTGTATACGGAATAACTGGTGTTGCCCTTCAGGGGATGTCGATCTCGACAATACCAAGCTACCCATTTGCATTAGTGGTTACATTAAATCTATACAACTTTAACCATAAGCCTTTCCTACCGATGCTTAATGACTTTAATCAAGCAATACATTGGGGTAAGTTTAGGCAGTATATGGGCAAGGCAGCTGGAGCTCTTCATAATTATATAAATGAAGAATTCTTAATGTTTGGCAAAGAGGGTCTCCTTAATGCAACAAAAGACGCAATGGTTTCAGTTGCCGAAGCAATGCTTGACACCGATAGAGACGGAGATGTCACTCAGGATGACTTAAGAGGCATTCAGGCGGCTTCTGATAGGCTCTCGGCCCAAGCTGGGATATCTCCTTCTAAGATCGTTAACGACGCTCTCCTTGGCTATAAGAACGAAGTGTTTACTACTAACGTAGTTAGAGAATGGACAAACGGTAGCAACCTATCATTTTACATGCCAGCTGAAACTCAAACTAAAATATTTACTCCAGACGTATCTGGATTTCAATCCGCTGAAGAAAAAGGCTTGACTGATACAGGTAGAAGTTTTTGGAATCAAATGTTGGCTAACTTTGGTATAGATATAAATGAATCAGCTGGATATCATAGAGATTTAGATTCAGTTATAACAACTTCAACAGGAAATATCGTTGAGTATACTGTTAATCAAAAAATCGTACAAAGTATTGACATATTAACTGCGGGAAGAAATACAACAGACTTTCAAAAAAAAGCTTATGATTTTATCATAACAAGTTTTATATTTCAGAATCCACAGCTTGATTCCGATAGGAAAGCCTACTTAAGAGATTTTGATAGAACAGAAAACGCATATGAAGATACAGAAAGATATGTTTTTGGAGCAATTGTTTTCCAGGATGAAACACTATCTCAGATAAAATCTTTCTTTAAATCTAAAGCATTGAGCACAACCTCTTATCTTGATTTTTTGGTTGATGAGTATTTGCAAAAAAGAGCAATAAATGCAGGAAAAACTAAAGATGATGAATGGAAAGAGAACGAAAGATCAATAATTAAGAAGCAGTTTGCTGCTGGTTATAGTTCTATGGTGTATGAAAGATTCTTTAAGGCTGGACCAATCAGAGATTTGATGGAGGCAGCTAGAGAAAGAAACGGGAGTTTCCACATAAGAGAGTGGGAAGTGCCAATGATAAGAGTTGATATAGATCCAGCTAACGCAATCGTTACCGATGTCTCTATCTCAATGAGTAATAACATAATTCCTCTGCAGGTACAAATGCAAGATGAGCCAACCTATCAACACATTGGTGGTGGAGATAGTTATATAAATATTTCCATGAAAGTATTTGGTGAAAAAGAATTAATAAAATTAAGAAAAATATTTGATCATATTAACGGATTAGCCAGACTCGAACATGCTGCTGGTGTTATGGGCTTTTTGGGTATCAAAAATATAATAACAGCTTTAGCTGGGGTTAAGTATGTTCTTCCTCTTTCGTTCAATGTTTCAACTATCCCAAATTTTCCACATGTCTATGATGTTTCTTTAAGATTAGTAGACTTTGATATATTTCAACAAAAGCGTGAACAGTTATCTTCTGATCAACAAAGAAAGATGATTGAAGAATTCGGAACAAAGAAAAATCCATTCCTAAGAATGAAGCAGCTGTGGGGCTCGTTTAATTCATATCCAGACTTTCCATTGGAGATTAGAAATAAGGATAGCGAAGTTGTAGGATGTCTTGATCCAGATTTCTATTTTAGAAGTTTTGAGATGTTCGATAGAGACGTTATACGTAGCGTTACCGAAAATAAAGGTAAGCTCTCTAGGCTTAATACATTTAATGTTGACCCATCTAAGGAAATAACAGTAGTAACACCCTATGGATCAATGACCCATAAGGGTTCTGCGGTCGTTGCTAAGTTTAGAGAATATATATTAAATGATCAATTAGATGAATTAAAAGCTTACTCTAGGGGAACATTAGGATTAAAGGCTTCAGAAACAGCTTCTTATATAATGGAAGCCTTGTTAGACGTTGATCAACCTCATGATAAATTTTTATTAAACTATGTAGACTCTTTAGACGAAGGTGAATTTGATACTAAGGATTTAGCTGACTCTAGTTGGAGACTATCTTCTGGTCAATTAAAAGCTGGAGACCTATCAAGCTCCAATGAAGAAGCAAGATCAAAGCTACAAGCTTCATTAGGTGGAACCGCAGATGGTTTTGCGGAAGACGGATACATAAGCTTTAGCCCAGATGAACTAGACGCACATGCTATTATAAATACTTTTCCATCAGCAGAACTTGGTGACCCAAAAATTCCATCAATGATACATACTGCAGACGGATATCAATTTGGATATATCGATAAAAAAAATGGAAGATTTTATTTAACCGTAGATGACGTTGCTGTTAAAAAAGATAGTTCAGTTGAATACGTGGGAATAACCGACACTCAGACACCAGATGTTGGAACAACAAAATCTTTAACCGGAGTTCCTGGAGCAAAAGCGCTATCTGAATATCAGTACTCATACTCGTCAGGGGATGAAGGTAAACCAGAGACCATGAAGTCAAATGGTAATTCAAAAAGTGTTACTGATCACTGGGAAAAAATGATGGTAGATACTCAGTATAGAGATATATCAGGAAGAATGGTCAGAGCTTTCCCTACATATATGCTCTGGTTAATAGACGAAAAGAATTTTGCTGGCACAAAACTATTTGACAATTTCTACGGACTGCAGTCTATAATAGATTTCTCTGTAGTATCCTCTGAGGATATCTTAGGTGATACGTTGGTATTTAGAGCTTCCAATATGTACGCAAAGCTTTCTACAAAAGAAGCTACAACAATATTTAGTGGAAGTGGTGAAACAGAAGATAAGCCTGGTGTAGATAAATTATCACTAACTTCTGGTCTTGAACAGGTAATTGATAGAACTTTAAATTTTGCAAGAAATCAATTAGGTCATATGGAAAGTCAGTACATTGTTGACATAGAAAACATAAGACTTAAGCCAGGCGTAAGAGTTCATCTAAGAGTTGGTTATGGCGCAAATCCAAACTCACTTCATACCGTATTCAATGGTGTAATAACTGAAGTTGAATTGGGAGAAATAGTTACTGTCACATGTCAATCTGACGCTATTGAACTTAGTCCAGTTGTAAACTCTGTTGACAAAAAAGGATCTAGCGGTCACATAGATGGCGGTCTTAATACTGGATTGTACTTATCTGAACCAAGAGATTTAATGGTTAGACTTCTTTCGATGGGCACATCTAGAACAAGAGAAGCTTTTGCGCATGCAACAAGGGGAACTGTATTTTCTGAAAATAAATTTGGAATTAAACACTTCGGCATGATGCTGTACGAGCCTTTAACAGATGCAGAACGAAATAAGAACGCCGGTATCAGAAATGCAGCGTCAGATGCATATCTGGCAGTTGGTCAGGGTAGTGGCATAACCGGTGGAGCTGGTACAGTAGCCGGTGTTTTAAACCCATTTGGTGATAACTCAAATGGAACTGGAATTGGTGGATCACCATTTGGTATCGACGTAAGACTACCAATGGTTGGAATCATGAGAACAATGTGGTCAAACTTTGCAGCACAACCAGATCTAGAGTTGTTTAAGAGAAATATTTATCCAGGAAACGGAACTGGTGTAGCTCAATTTCTTGGTGGTGACCTAGGAGACGGTTGGTCAAATGCGGCATCCTTGACACCCGAAGACATGCCAAATCCAAGGTTAGATTATCAAAATAGACTTACAGATTCTTCGTGGAATAATCTACTTCAAAGATATGATGGAGGATCCAAAAACGCCTCAGCTGCAATAGACAATCTAACGTTGGGAATGGAAGCAAGAGCTAGTGGCGGAACTGCAGCTGCAGTGCTTGGTGGAGGACTGCTGGCAGCAGGAACTGCATTAGCCATTGGTACGGGTGGTATTGCACTTCCATTCATAGGTGGAGCTATGGCAGTTGGCGGAGGAGCATCACTGCTTGGAGGATTAAGTGGTAGAGGTGGTGTAAACATTTGGAAAACGTTTGGATTAATTAGTGACCTTGACGACGACATGGCAGGCTTTGATGAGGTTTCATTTAGAGCGCAAACATACATGAAATCTGTTTGGGATCTTTTTCAAATGTGCGCAAGACTACTTCCAAACTACATTGTTGCCGTAAGACCATTTGAAGATAGGTCAACTGTATTCTATGGTAAGCCACACTGGTTGTATACGTCAGCAGTAGTTCCAATTACTACTGGTTTTCCTTCTGAAGACAAAGCAGTGCGCCTCGGCCTTAAAAGGCCATCTTATAGAAGTCCCGATTCAGAATTAATGGATCTTTTAACAAAAGTTAATAAGCAATCAAATTCTACTGCTGATTATGAAGCATTTAAACAAGGACAAAATCCATCAATATCTATTTCTGAAATAGTTAAACAACAATCATCTTACTCAGATATATATGCGCCAGCTGGAATCCTAAGAGGAAAAGTTATTAACTTCTTAGATCCTTGGAGAACTGCATATTACGGTAATAGTAAAACAACAAAAGAACAATTGACGAATGATATTTTATCTGAAATACCAAAAAACAAAGGTTATGTAACAGTTGGTTTCCACTTACCTATAGATTCTACTGGACAGAATGCTTCCGAAGTAGACATAGAAAAGATGAAAAGCTTACACGTAGAAATACCTCAAATGCCACTTAGGTTTTCTTTCCCATTTTTCACAGACAGAGTTGCTGGAGCAGTTTTATTAGATTACGCATTTTACGCACTAAGTAATAATAGATCAGGAGAAGGTGATGATAGGCTTAAAACTGGAACCATACATGATGGTGATAAAGATTTTGAAAAATTAGGTCACGATACTCTATATACAAGTTTATTAGACACGGAAGCATCCCTCATTGCTAGTTCACTAACGGATCAACGTGAAGGAGGAACAGAAGATGAGTTCGTCATAAACTTAGCAGCTGTTTCATTTACTGCGGCAGTTAATCCAATTAATTCATTTGGTAATGATAAATTTATATTTGATTTAAGTACAAGTGGAGTAACTGGGAGTAAGTCACTGATAAGAATGCCACTACCTTCACTACTGGAACAAGTTAGGGGAATAGAAAAACTTGAAGGCTCTTGGGAGTATGAGTACATTAATCAAAGAACGATTACTTCTGGAAGTCCATTTAGTTATAGAGATTGGGGATCTCCAGCAAGTGCTCTTGATGAGCAATTCTACATAGCTATGAGATGGCCATATGAAATAACTGAAGATAAAGATGATGAAATATTCAAAAAGTTTAAAGATGAGTATTTTCCAGATAGAGATGTAAATCAATTTTATGGTAAGCCAAAAGATTACAAGAATAGAAAAGTTTTAGTATACAGTCCAACAACTAGAACAGCTGTTGTTTGTAAGCCAGCATACTTCTTATGGGGAACGGATAAAGCTGACTTAATTAACGGCTCTTTAGCTGCAAATGATAATACAGATAGTGAAAATAGAACTGATGATAATTTTATAAATTTTAAGAGTGATTCTTTTAAGGAAGTAGATTTAGCAGCAGTCGTTTCTCCAGATGCTGCGTACTACCTAGGTGTAATGCACCTTACGGAAAATGAAAAAGAGTACTTTGGTTCAGAGAATGATAAAATAGGTAATGATAATAATCACGCAAATGCGTCAGCCCAGGCATTAGCAAAAGCCGGACTTGCTCCAACTCCAATGCCAAGAGATTGCTACTTCACTTTCGTAGATGATAGTGTTCCACTCGGTGTTGTAACAACAATATATAACCCAGCTAATGAGTTCAAGTATAATGGCGAAACTCATGTTGATATGGATTACTTTATTGGCTTTGGCGCTTTTGCGTCAGAAGGTGATGGAAAACTTATAGCAGAAAAGGCAACTAAAGCAGGCATGCAGAAGCTGGGGCTATCTGGTACGGCTGATTCAATTGAAAGACAACTAGAGTTATTAAATGAAAGACCAACAGCTTTTACAAATACTCAATGGCAAGAGTATATTCCAGTTACTGGAATAACACTTCTTGATCAAGGCCATTTTGCTGAAGCAGCCGCTAGGGGTGGAAACATCCTTGCTGGCAAAGAACAAGAAAATAGTTATTTTGATTACATTATAAACGAAGAGTACAGCGCCCTTGAGCGAGAAGCACTATACACTGTATTGGATGCCGAGCTTAGAAGTACTGGAGATGAAGATACTGGAACAGGAAGAGAACGTTTTGCTCCTGTATATGATCCAGCTGCACCAGAATCTATAAAAGCTAGAGAGTTTTTTGATGAAGGTTTTAGCGCTTCCACTCATGTAATAGCTGGAAATGGAAGAACTCTTAGTCAAGCAAATGATGTATGGGATCAATTTAGATTTAATTACCATAACGAAATAGCAATAAAGAAAATATTTTTTGATGCTTTTGGTATGGATCCCGATGATATAACTCCGCTTCCAGATTTCTTAATAACTATACTGCGAAATCCAAAAGCAAATCCAGATATATTTAAACTGTTTAGTGCCAATGGTCCAGATAGCACAGCGGTAGATGAATTTAGTTTATTACTTGGAAGTGACTTTATAGCAAATCCAAATCAAAGAACTGGAATACCATACGGTACAGCTGATTCAATGGAGAGGCAGATTGAATCAGGGTCTGGATCATTAGTTAGTTCAGATACAGTTAAGCAAGCTATCGAATTTGCCAGAAAAAACTTAGTCGATGCACCACTCGACGAGGGTGGATTAGTTAGATATTTCGATGCTTTAGTAAAAACAAAATATAAAAAATTAGGATTATTTTTACAATCACAATCTAATTTATCCTTAATACTTGGCGCTGATGTTGGTGGCGGACAGCCAAAAGTAGATGACATAATTAAAGATAACTTTACGCCAAAACAAGTATTCTTATTGATAGTTGGAATGTTTAGACAGGCAATGTGGCAAGATGCATATGCAAGAGCTTGGTTAGTATTAAAACCAAATAGACAATACGCCAGTGATGATATGTGGGACTTTAGTCCTGTTCACAAAATCTTTGCTGCATTTATCGATCCTAATCAAGACTATGCATCAAATAAAAGAAAGTTCTTGAAACTTTTAGCAGACAATAAAGGCGAAGGAAATAGTGCAGGTAACGTAGTTGGTGTGCTAACTCATAATATCGATAGCTTTTGGGATCAAAATATTGGACCATTATTTACAGCACTGAGTGATGGCTTATCAGGTCTAATGAATATGTTTAGAATGTCGATGCTTCAAATGGGATATGGTTTATCTAACATAGATAACTTCTCTCAGCAAGCAAACATTATGAATAAAGTATTAAATGACTCTATCTATTATTCATTAGGAAGACCTGGATCACTATTAAGAGCCATTGACAACCCATTCACTAGAGAGTATGGAGAACCAGTAGTCGAAGTACGTGAACCATTTCAGAAAATACACTACATAAGTTCATTCTCAACTATTATAGCTAATAATATACAAGAGACTATAACCAATGTAGCAACTCAGGTAACCGCTGTATCTGAAGGAAAGTATCCAGTAACAGTAGCTTTAGATAAAAGTATTCCAGCAGAAAGACAGGTTGAGAAAACTGTAGAGACTGGTTTATTCTTTGATAACATAGCTGGCGAAGGTCTATTCGGAATTGCTCAACCGTTATTCCATCCAATAGAATTTGCAAGAGGAGCAATAAAACTATCTCAAGGTGCGCCAGATGAACTAATGGCAAGAAGAGTTGGTCTAGCTCATCTTAAGGAATCTCTAAAAGATATTTATTCTGGAGAGTTAATTGTAATAGGAAGCGCAGATATAAGACCTCATGACTTAGTTTACCTCGCTGATGTTTATGAAAGAATGTATGGAATTTTTGAAGTCGAACAGGTTGTTCATCATTTTACTCCAAATATGGGATTCATAACGTCTATCACACCTAATGCTCTTGTGACTATAAATGATCCAGCAAGATGGTTTATGTCTAGTTGGATTCATTCTTGGATGTCAATTCAGAATATAAGAAATGATACAAGAAGTTTGATTAATTCAGTTCAAGCTGGAAGCACTGGAATCTTGTCTGGTGGAGACATTTCTGTTGACGGTATGTCAGAAGCGCTAAGATCACAGATGATGGGTGGTGTGCAATTTACTCATGGATCAAGTGCACTTATGTCCGACATAATGGCGAACTTTGCAGCCGAAGGATTAACAGATGCCCAATCTCAAATAGAGAATCAGATGAAGCAAAACTCTGAAAATGGAATTAGCTTAACCGGAATTGCAGCAACATACTTAACTACAGTTGGCCTAACTGCAGCAACAGCAGCAATCCCCGGTGGCGCAATTGCTGCCGGAATTGCTGGTGCAGTAGCATCTGATTTATTTTGGAAAGGCTGGAAGTGGGTCAGGGACAACGTTTTGGATCAACACGGCTGCTATATATCTTATCTAAATAAGAATGGTCAACCAATGGACGCAAGTCTTGCTATAAATCAAGGAATGGTTGTTGGCAGATACCATACAAAGAGACTTCTTCCTGGAATTTTAGGAGTAAAGAGTAAGGTTAGAACCGTTGACGGCAATGCATTTATTAGAAATGATGATTTACTTAAGAGTCTTGGCTGGAAAGAAAAAGAAATAACTGACTTAGTAAGATACGTGAGTTATGAAAATGCATTAGTTAATGCTGAAGTATTAAAGTACTCTGGAACTGGCCCAGATAAAACTGGCTTAAACCAATACTTTAAAGTGATATGTAAATTACATAATGTTATAGATGGTGATGAAATAGAAGTAGTAGACTTAATGAATCCAACTGGTCAACCTTTTAAGGTTAGACTAGAGGGAATAATAGCTTCAAGTCTTGGTACTTTCCAAGCGTACACAAATACTTCTATACAAGCTGGGTATAAGCCAGATGATCCAACAACTGCAATAAATGTTAATTCACCAGGTGGAAGAGCAGCAATCTTCGTAAGTGAAAGACTCAGAGATAAGCCTTTTGTTATTAGAGTTTCTCCCAATGATCAATCTTCAACTTCTATTTATACAGAAGATGATTTATCCCCTGGATCAAGAATCAATAATACAAATAGTTACTTCAAGGGTGTTAACTACGGAGATCAAGAAAGAGAAAAATCTTTAGGAACAGTATTCTATAGAATGCTTGATGAAGATAAAGAAACAAATATTTCCATAATAAGATCTTTCTTTGTTCAAAATCTTGGCTTAAGCATCATACAGAAAAAAGAAAAATTCAAAAAAAATCTTTATGGAGAATCAGTATTTGGTCAAAAGTTTGATGAAATATATAATTCAATATACACTTCTAATATGGAGAATCATTTTGAGATTACTGGAGAAACAGATCCGCTATTAACTATAACCAATGACGAAAGAAAATTGTTTAATGATTTAGTTAACTTTAAAATATTAGAAGTTCTTTATTCAAAAGCTTCAGAATGGCCATATATTTCTTGGGATGAGTACTATAATGACGGAGCGCCAGCGACTCTTAATTGGGAGCTAGTAACAAATAACTTAGCCCAAGTGTATACTGTAGATCTACTAAGAGAAAGAGCATCTACTGGCGGCTTAGATAGATCTATACCAACGCCAAGCTATGTTCAACAAAAGAGTGGATTATAATAATGTCTGATTTTAATTTTAGCTTAAATGACCTTAATGACTCAACTGCTTTTATATCAAAATTGTCAGAAGGCTACAACCCTAATGGAACGGCCAGCTTAGTCACTTCAGCCTCAAAAGAAGATTATGCAAATCAGACGTTAACGTCTAGAAATTTAACAGATATAATGGCTGGACGGAGCATTAACTAGAAACCCAGCAGCGCTAGCAGACGCATCAACAAAATTCGTTAGGTCGTCTCTTCATTCCATATTAGCAACAGGCATTCAATCAGGAGATGCTTTCCAAGTAGCTAATCCAGATTATCAGGGGCCTGGAGATTTAGAAGTGCTAAAGGGTGACCAGGCATACTTAAAGGTAGTTTCTCAGTCTTTAGTTGGAACTGGTTTTGCACCAACGTCAGTTATGAATCCTTTGTTAGAATCAACAAATGGAAAATGGCCAGGAAACGATAAGTCTAAAGTTGGAGATTCTACTGGAGCACTATTTACCCACAATAGCACCGCCTACACAATAGATGTCCAGGCTCCAGGTTTAGGAGAAAGAGCTATAGCTACAGATGAAGAATTAAGCGAAGAAGAAAAACAAATATATATAGATAGAGGAACACTTCTTAAACAATCCATCAATGAACCAGCTTTAACTCTTGGGTTTCAATTTGACATACCAAACGTACTATCTTCTTATTCTTTTGTGCAAACAAATTCATACTACACAGATGAATCTAATCCAACTGAGAATTCTGTTGAATCATCATTAATAAGCGCTCCTCAAAAAAAGGCATACATTAGTGCTTCTTTGATTGAATGCTTATTGATGATGACAGATGTAAATAAAGGTGTTAAATTAAATGGCACGTTTGCCCTTAATAGGGCAGTGTTGTCAGAAAGTGACAAAACAAGCAGGCATTCAAATCCAGAAAGTGGAATTGATAAAAATAATAAAAATTCTATATCTGATCATGTTTTTGGAAGAGCGTTTGACATTAGATCAGTTGGCGACTATGGAGTAATAAGAGGCAAAGAGAGATATGCAATTGCCTTAGATATTGTTTTACAAAAGTTAAACACAATGCCACAACCCCTAATGCCAGATCTTATAGTCATTGACCCAGACGTTGCAAAGGATAAAGGAATTGGAGAAGGTTTTGAGTCAGTTGATACTGCAATCAAAACACAATATCCAAATCTAAAATATGTTAACTTTGAATTTGGTCCAGAGCATACGGAAAATATTCATATTAGCTTTAGCCCACAAAGAGGTGGTAAGTACATTGGTTCTGGTGGCTGGAAAACCTCTGATGCTTCAGCTCAACAATTAGATGAAAATGGAAACCCAATAGATAATTCAGCAAGTCTGACATCAGCAAAAGAAAAAGCCTATAAAAATTATAAAAATGGTGGTCCAGCAATAACACTATATGAATTATTTATAATGCTTTCTCAAGAAGGTCCATTTTCTGACGAGGCAGCAGCAATTTTTTGCGCTGTAGCAGGAAGAGAGAGTGGAGCCAGTCCAGCAGGTTATAACGGCAAATGTTTCGATAACAAGACAAGTTGGGGTGGTGACGTTTCAATTGGAATGTTTCAGTATAATTTGATTTCCTTAATCAAGAGGTCGACCAACGCATCAAACGACGTGCCAATTTACTATGATGGTTCTGCTGCAACAAAGCAATTAGTTAAAGCTCACAGGTTAATGTACTCTGCTACTGAAGCTTCTTCCTGGGATCCCAACGCTGTAGCAAAAAAATTAGTAGAAATTTATAACACTAATAGCAATAAAGAAGAATCAAAGTCTACTACCGATGACAGGTTGTGGTTCCCAATTAATCAAGTTTGGATGCTGATGGATAAGTGGGGCAGAAAAGATTTTAAAAACGTAAATAAGATAGATGCATCTAATGGTTTTTTCCATTGGGGAGATTATGATAACTCAGATAAAACACCAAGATCTGATTGTGGATTTATATTCGGAACAAAATTTCAAAATGCTGTTAACGTATATTTAACAACAGGAAAACCTATAGAAACACTAGAAGATTGGGTTAGAGTAAATTTTAAAAAGAATAATAAAAGAACAATAAACTATATAGAACAGTGGATGGATGGAACTGTTTTCTATGATCACGCTAAAGATGGTTCATTGATAAACGAAGGCGCTAGTGGAATAATTACATATGAGGTAGATGTAGTTAGTTCGCAAAGTGCCGGAGGAGATGGATCTCCTGCATCTTTTACTAAGAACCAAATTGAAGAAGCTGCAGACTGGATTAGCACTAATAAGATTCCTCAATGGCTTTCTAAATATCGTTCAGATCTTGACGGCAACTTTGGTTGCGATAGATTTGCCAGAGTTCTTTCAGCTGCTTTGGGATTATTTGGCCCAGCACAAACTGCACTATTTGCAGATGAGTGGACAGCTGCAGGTAACGAAGGCTCATATACAGTCTCTACGCCTAGTCTTAGTCAATTCCTAACAGCGGGAGAACACTTGTCTAATCTAAAATCGAGTGCTTCATTCTATGGACCAGAGACTGAAAACGGAAAGAACCCACCAGCTGGTTATTTGGTATTTTGGCAGGGTGGGACTGATGACTATGGCCACGTAGGAGTTTCAATAGGAAATGGTCAGTACGTTGACCAGCATGATGAAAGTGAAGGGTCTGATAGACCAAGACCAAGAAATATAAATTCAACAACTTTCCCAGGAAGCAAGTACACCTACGCTGGAGCATCGTCTATATGGAGCGCATAAGGAGATAAGTAATGAAACAGTATCCAAAATTTGATGAAAAATTAAATTCACACATTAGCAATAATCAGCTTCAGCAATCTAAGACAAGATCTGGAACTATTATGTCATACAATAAAATGACTAATACAGCTGTAATTATCTTAGATGATAGGATGACAAATCAAGTTGGTAATATAATAAGAGGAGTTCCATGTCCATCCACCCTCGGTGTGCAAAGTGTTGCGCCAACAGCCGGCACAAGATGTATAGTTGGCTTTGCTGACGCCAATGAAAGGTTTCCACATATAGTATCATATATGGACGATACAAATAGCGTAGGAAGATATATGCCCAACTACAGTGTAGACACTGGTGTGCCAAAGTTTATGGTTTAAAATGTCAGAAAAAATTCACGCACAAAAGTCTTTTGAATCAGTAGCTGGCAAGACCGCTTCTGAGATAGATGAATTAAGCAGAAGGAAAAACTTTTCCCAAAGAGAAGTAGGGTTAACTCATCCAGATAATCCATCTTTTATAAGACTAACAGATTCTGGTGATATAGAAATATTTTCAGCGCCTGGAGTAGGTATAGTTATAAATGGATCAACAAAAACCATTTCTCTTTTTGCGGATAATATTAAGTTTTTTACAAAAGAAGATGGTTTAAAATGGAACTCTATGGAATTCAATCATTCGGCAACTGTGTTTTCGGAGCCAGCATTTGTCAGCGCAAATGATAAATCTTATAATCCAGCTTTTTTAAATATGGATCATTACATAAAGAATCTAGATTTAATAGACCAAGAAGATTCACAACAGGCAGTTACTATTAACGGCACGTACGCTTATAGAGAAACAACTAACACTGATGTTGTCTCGGTGGATGTATTGGAAAATTCTTCATTAGATAATGATTTTACAAAAGAAGATATTATTAAATTAGATTCTTTTTGGGATAGGAACTCTTCTGCGCTGTTTAATGCAGAGAGTATGTCAAAGGCTAATTTGATAAATAGCATAAGAAATCTAATGTCTAATGGGCGCTCGATAAACCAGGCGTTAGATATTGTTAAAGAAAGCATAGGAGATAATAATGTCTGATTTTTACATCAGCCTTAGTGGTGATTTAGTAGTAAATGGATCTGGAGATTTGGGCTTAGTTCAATCTATGTCAGAAAAAGATATACAGCATGTATATATGAGGTTGATGACTGAGCCAGGTGACTTCTTTATTTACCCTCAGCTAGGGACTCAACTGTCGATGCTATACGGAATGCCTCAAAACCCTCAAACCGGTGACTTCGGCAAAAGATTAATTCGTGCAGCCCTAGAAAGAGAAGGGGTTTTTAAAAATAGACAAATTACTATTGAAGCAGTACCGGTTTCCGCAGACTCCATTAGATTTGATGTTTATTTAATGGGTGATTTAAATGAACCTACGATATTGTCAATAACACAAGACTTAGGAGCCTAGAGTGGTATCAGTTAACATAAAGAGTAAAGAGCAAATGCTCGTAGCTACTCTCAACGCCCTGCAAAAAAACGCAGGAATTAGCGCTATTTCTCCTGGATCAATAGCCAGAGCTTTTGCGGAAGCAATTCATTCTGAAATTAGCGATCTTTACAACTCCTTAAAGGTGAGCATAGAGCAGTCTAATCTCTCAACAGCTTCAGGAATCAATCTAGATATGATAGGCACCCTGTATAACGTACAGCGTAGAACTATATCATCTGAGCTGGTCCCAGAAAGAGTTACTGGAAATATAGAATTTTATTTAAATACAACTCATAGTTCGACAGTAACCATTCCAAAAGGAACGCTTGTATACAACGATGCCACAGCGTTTTCTTCAACTCAGTATCAATATGAACTAAATTCAGATATCGTTATAGCAACCGGTAACACAAGGGCCTATGGATCAGTTAAAGCAAAATTTGCAGATAATAATGTGACCGCAGCTAGAAACACCTTGGTGAGACATAATTTCATATCACCTCCGGGTATCGTAGTGTACTGTAATAATCCAAAGGAAGTTTACAGTAGCCTTAACTCAGAATCTGATGATAACTATAGAAGAAGAATAGTTTCAGCAATTAGAGGCTCTGCATCAGGTACCGCAGAATCTGTTAGGTTTGCAGCCTTATCAGTTAAGGGTGTCAGGGATGTAAAAATAAGAGAAGCTTCTCTTGGTGTTGGCACATGCGATATAGTGGTTATACCAGAAACACAAGCTGGGATAAGTATAATGAGCCAGTTGGTTTACGAGAAGATTAAAGCCGTTAAACCGGTTGGTATCAATATGAACCTGAGAGTGGCTACTAAAAAATTAGTAGATGTTTCAGCCACCTTAACATTAAGAGAAGGAACAACAGGAGCAATTGCTAGGAGTGTGGAAAATCAGTCAAAGATTTTCTTAAATAGATATTTAAACAGTCTTACAATTGGTGACTCAGTTTCAATATCGGAAATAGAAAGACAGATGAAGCTTTCTTCAGAGCTAATTATGTCTGTCACTGTTGGTAATATTAAAGTAGACAATAGAAATATACCTAATAAAGATTATAGACTATCTGATGATAAAAGTTACATGGCTGCTGGTACGCTTAGCCTATTCTCTGTTATAATGGGAGCGTAAACTAGTAGAAAAGGTGTAAATTAATGTCTGAACAAACTTACTCTGTTATAAGAAAACAGATAGTAAAAGCAAAAAACATGACCCATGCAAGAATGGTATCAGAAGGGTATGACAACTTTCCTGGCGAAGTACTACATGATGATTGTGAAATTATTGAAACTGGAATAACAGAAGTGTGGAATGAAGAAGAGCAGGACGCTCAAATCTTCTTAGATAGTCATGAAGCTACGGCAGCTGATCAATCTATCTTTTTAAGATCTGAAAATAGACGTTTGGCTAAAATAGCTGAAAAAAATAAGAACGTAAAAGATGAAACAGTTTATGCAGTCTATCAAGCTGCATTCGATGCTTTTTCATCTATAGAAACTGCTCCCATTAAGGGCCCAACACTTAAGGTGTTACCAGGTGTTCCTGAAACAGCAGTAGCAGTATTTGCGGATTGGCAGTTAGGTAAGATAACTCCCGATTATAACTCTGAAGTTTTAGCAGAAAGAATAGAAGTTTATACTCAGAAACTGCTAGAAATAACAGAAATACAAAGGAAGCATCACCCTGTTAAGAATCTTCACGTATGGCTATTAGGCGATATCGTAGAGGGTGAAGAGATATTTCCAGGACAAGCTCACCTAATAGATTCTGGACTCTATAGGCAAGTAGGCGTTAACGGTCCAGCAATTCTAAGTAAGTTCTTTGACACCGTACTGCAGCACTTTGAGCACGTGCATGTTACTGGTGTGATAGGAAATCACGGTGCAGTAGGCGGACGCGGCAGGAAGATGCATGACCCAGAAACAAACATGGATAGACTCCTTTACAAGTCAATGGAATTCTTTTACAAAGAAGGAAGACAGGAGCCAAGAATAACCTTTAATATTCCAGATGGAAAAGGCGAAAGACATTGGTACGCTGTAGACACCATAGGTAACTATAGTTCCTTGCTAATTCATGGTGACCAAATGCCTGCACCAGGACAATATCATGGCTACTATAAGAGAGCAATGGGGTGGAAAGATGGCGCAATCCCAGAGCACTTCGAAGATATATTTATGGGCCACTATCATCAGCAATTTAAAATGACCATAGGTAGCTCAATGCTCAGGGTCTCAGGTTCACCAGAAAGCTATAACACTTATGCTCAAGAGTATTTTTCCTCAATGAGCAGACCGTGTCAGCATTTGATGTTCGTTCACCCCGAGAATGGAGTTACTTGCGAATACAGTATTTGGCTAGATGCGGTTTAGGAGTTTAATAAATGAAAACCTATTTGTTAAGCTTTAACACTGGAGACTTCACTAAAAGTAATAATTTGTGGACCTCCAGTGTAATTGACCTTTACTCAAATAGATTTTATAAAAACTTTTCATACACTAGATCAGCTACTGGTTTAAATTCACTAGGTGATTACATTTACACTGGAACTAATGTAATACAGGGCGCTACTCCAACTATAGAAGGAGCCTATGCAGTTACTGATACTGGTGAATTATATCAGGATCCTGGCGTAAGCCCCCATTTATACTTTAATTCAAATTCAGTTAGCGGTGACAATTTTGTATTTGATCCAGACAATAATTCAACACCAATTTTTACAGCTGACTTAGTAGAAGATTACCTCTACAGGTTTATAGATACAACATCTCGTATTGATATAAGAACTTTTAAAGGAGCTTTTTCTAGTTCTTTAAATAGTATTGAATCAATTACTTTTGATTTAAATATATACGAATCAGATAGTCAAAATCGGACCATGGCTGTTAGCGGTAACTACAACTTCTAACGCTCTAGGATCAATACTTCTATCAAAAGATGTAAAGCGCTATGCAAAATTTGAGGTAGTGGTAAATACAGAGCTAGAAGTATTAACTTCTTTAAGCTTTCTTCTTATAATAGAAGTAGCCATATCGGAACCTTCTAATCCAGTACTCTCACGTTCAACAAAAAATGTATTAGGGAGATTCCCTTCGTGGATGCATTTATATGAAGACTCAGTAGAGCAGGCTACCCCCAGTTTATATGTACCAAAATCAACGGCTGGCAAATTTTTAAATGCAGTTGTTGGTGAAGACCTAGATGATTTTGACAGAGAAATAGATATATTTAGAATTAACTCTTTTATAGAAAGAGCTGACGTTAATCAGTTAGCTTGGTTGTATTCTTCCACAAACGTAACAAACGTATTCAGTAAGGTATTATCTAATCAACTTTTGGAACTTGCAAGAGTTGATAACCTTGTTGATTTCTATAAGTCAAAAACATCTGATGATGTTTTTTTTCATAACCCTTTAAACAGAGAAATTCTAACAATAAAAGAATATGGAGATCTCTCAGTAAAGAGTGAAAACACTGGAATTTCAACTCCTTTAACTCAAAAACCAGTATTGAGATACAATTGGTTTGACGAAATGGGTGCAAGAGTTGGTCTGTTTAGAATGCATCTTGAATCGAACGCTTCCTATAAGGAAAGAATTTTAGACGTATTTAAGAATCCAAATGGCGCAGATATAGAATCATTTAAAAAAGTTCTTAGAAGAGAGTTGAATCTTTGGAAAGCTTTTGGTGCCACTCCATCTTCTAGTTACCCAGGCGCTACACCTGAAATTTTAGAAATATCAGATATAGAATATTCAACTCCATATTTTACCGCAGATGGTAATCCAACTGATTTATTTAAAAAACTAGTAGATGATTTAAATGTAAGATATCCTACCAATTGGGGATATTTTAGATTTGGAGATAGCATTTGGGATTACGCTGGAGAGAATAATGAAGGCGTTAATAGAATTCGCTCTAGATACTATGATGAAGAAATTGCAATACCATATTATCAACCAGGAGTTGGAGACTTAAATGACGCTGAATTATTTGTCACTAACTACGATGCAACTCCTCAGTTTTTTGAAACTTCAATAGTTGCCAAGGGCAAGAAAAATGTTAGCACTTCTTTAAAGTATGAACCAGTAAAACTTCAGTATGAGTATTATGGTTCCTATGAAATTACCGAATACAATAATCCAGCAGCTACCGTAAATCTAACTCTTGAATTCAGTGCTACCCCGCACGGGTCATATGCAACGCCAATAACATTTTTTGCACCGCTCACATTCTATCCAAAGAATAATTTTGGTCCAACTCACTCAGCTTACCCGGAATATAATTCTATAGAAATATTTGATACAGAAGGATATGTTTCATCAAAATATTCACTAAAAGAAAAACAAACATTATCTGGATATAAAGATACAAAAAGTTCAATTAACACATCTAGATTAGAAGTATCTGAAATAGAAAACATAGTTATTAAAAATGGATTATGGAATGGCTCAACTTATGCAACGCCAAACTCTAATAACTTTGAAGCAAAGTTTTCTCATAGAACTGCAAATCTAATAAGCAGTACGACGTTATTATCAGCAACACCAAACTTTGCCCAAAGTACGCAACTGCAACTTCTTTCAAAACTATACAATCCAGTTCAAGTAACCAAATATACAACTCCTCAAGAGTCTGAAATAGTTATCAACAACGTTGCCACGCCACCGAGTGGTTATTCGATTGATCATGATAGGATTGTATCTAATATAATAATGCCAGTGGGAGCAACACCAAGGCAGATATTTATTAATAACCTAAAACCAACAAGCGTAGATCTAGATTACCTTGATGACAATTCAGCTTTTTCTGGCTATGGTGGTGTTTCTTATTATTTAGAAACTGACAGAGAAGTATTCATTCCATCTTCACCTAACTTAAGCATAAGATTTAACAGTTCAAATCTTGCAACACCTAGTTCAAACGCTAAAATTGGAACAACTACAGTAAACGGATCTGCCGCAACTGCATCATATTACTTTACTCAACTTAGCTATCCATATACCAGTACTCCGAATTCACTTACGGTATCAACTCAAGATAGCTCAATCTATCCATTTGAGATAGTTAATTGGGATCCTTTTGAGTTAACACATGCTTCTCCTATCTCTGGATACGTTGATGAATATGGGGTAATCAGTTATAACTCCTTAAATGGTGAATATGTTCCAGGAAAAAATAGTAATTATATTTCATTACCAGAATTAACAAGAGAAGGTTTTGGCCTGTCTGGTTCTGAAAAGTTTAAATACTTCTTTGAAACAATTGAAGTTTTAGATCCTGAATCTGTAAATGTATCAGTTTGGTCAGAACAAAAAATCGTTAATCCATTTTTAAATAGAACGTATGTTCTTGAGTCGAACGGTATATCTAACATCTATCAAGATGCTAATTACACTACGAAGAGTTTAAGATATCCAGATAATTCTATTTCTGAGTCATATGACCTAGAAAGAAATACTACGGTATTTAACAACTTTATAGTTAGAGGAAAATTATACGACGCAAAATTAGATGCCAGAATTAATACTGGTTGGATTCACCTAGACAATAATGAATATTACGTCTACGCTAAGCCGGTAACTGAGGTTAAAACTGGAATACTAAAAGAGGTAACATTAGCCAATGCACCTAGGCAAGGTGCTCCGGTTATGGTAAATGTTTCTTTAGTTGGTTCAGCAACTCCTGAAATTTATACTGAGGTGGGATTTCCTCATGAGTCTTCTCCAAGGCATTTTGGATTTGAAAATACAGAAACGTTACAGCCTAAGTTTGATAATAGCTTTCATCTTGGTTATAAAAATGTTTATAATCTTTCTATTACAGATGGTTACACTGGAGAGCTTCTATTCAGCAATCTTTCAACAAATAATTCATTTATTAAGTTAGATAAATCTACATATGAATTTAAAAAAGATAGAGACTATTACATAAAATATAAGGTTGTTAATTCATATTATGTAGATAATATCCTTGATGGTTCTTCATATTATTCAAAGATAGTTTTTGATGCTACTCCTAACGCCACAATGAACTATGAGATCACATATGAATCTTCAATATATCAAGACTCAACACCTCTTGATTTAAATTTTGGACAAACAAGTTCACTCCTAGACAAAGGTTACGTAATTGCATCAAGTGCAACTTATGACTTTGATAGAATAAAGGTAGTTGTTTCGCCAGGTTATATTTTGGATGATGGAAATGATTATATAACCGTAAGCATAATTTCTTTAGATACTGAAGGAAATCCAAAGCCTTATCAAAGCTTTGTCCTTTATTCTATATATCATAATTTAACTTTTGATAGCCCTATCATAACCACAGATGATGAAGGATTTGCTTCCGTAAACGCAGTTTACGATTTTGGTTACATAACCCACAAGAACAAGGCTATGATTGTAATCGTTGGCGCAGAAAACCCAAGCAATCCATTAGCTCATCCTGATAGTGATACTGATGGATTTAGTTATGGTGAATGGATTTCTATATATTCTTCTAGGGTTGAAGATTCAACACTATTAGCATCTGCAAATCCAGACATAATAAGTGCTGACGGAGTATCGTCTACAACGATATCTGGAATACTAACAATCAACAATGCTCCAAGTGAAAACGCTGTAATTTATTGGAGAAAATCTAGAGACTTATACTCAACTTTAAACAGTGTATCATACAGTAATTCAGTTTCTACTCCAGACAAAAATAGTGTTTCAGGTATCGTTTACGCAGACAGTAATGGAAAATTTGAAATAGGTCCAATACCTTCTCAGGATAGAGCTACACCGGGATATTGGTTTATGGCTATCGATTCTGAGTTAGCCTCAACTCCATCTTCAACCCCAAATACATCAGTTGGCGATGTTCTATTCTGGTACGAATCTTACGATAATGTAGACATCAATTTTGTGCCTGGATTAAAGATACCTGATATAATTAATCATGATATTAGTAAATCATTGGATATATATTCTACTCCAACGTTTAGAATTAGTTACTATAATGAAAACATAGTAGACAATACTGGATCAACGCCTAGATGGACGCCGCCACAATGGCTGCCAATTCCGAGATACGACCAGTACCAAGCTGGATATTTTGGTGCAACCCCATATGTTATTTCAGATTACTCTAACTTAATAAAGGATTATGAGGATTAATTGTGGATAAGTTTAATTTAAATATTGACAACAGTAGTCAAAAAAAGATAAGAAAAGTAAATAATTTACCACTAGATAATTCCTCAACCGCTTTAGCTTGGTTCAATTCAAAGCCAGTAACTCCAGCAAATAACATTTCAGTAACAGATTTGTCCAATTTTATACCAGAGAATTCGTACTCCTCAAACATCAATGCTTCAAATAGATCTGCAAAAAATAAAATAGTTTTTGCCAATGAACTAGGCATACTAGAAGATTCAGATGGCTATACCGTATTTGATTCAGACGACATCAGCGTAAGTGATATATTTTTAAATGAACCTGGATTAGATAAGAAATACTACACTGGAGATATAGAAAAAAATGGATTTGTTCATTCTTTTTATGTTTCTAGATACTACACGCTCCTACCAAGGAGCTCTTACGGGTATGATGGACTTGATGATTTCTTACTAGAATCTAGTGTTCCAAAATCAATTAAGGTCATTGATAAAAATGGTTTTGAGTATGTAGATCAATCTACTGGCTTAAAAAAATATAGAATATTAATTGAGGAATTAGATTTACCAATCTATTCAAATAGATCCAACTTACCTTCTAAGATAATAGTTTTATTTGATAGCCCATCTCCAGTGGATTTATCATTGGTTTATGACAAGGTTGTACTATCTTCAACTGAGTCAATATCTTCAACAGTTCCTCAATATAAAGAAAATATTAACACTGTTAGTATTTTTGATAGAGTTGCAGAGGAATCAATTGTTGTAGATAATTCTTCTAGATCAAAAAAAATATATAGCAAAAAATCTATTACAGCAAAAAATAATTTAATCAATAGCACCAATGCTAGAGCAGAAGGCTTTGAGATCTTTGTCCCTAAAAAAGCCTTATCAGACAATAGAACTTATGAGTCTTTTAACTGGAGATTAATAACTAAGGTTAAAAGATCCGTCGATGTTTCCTCTGTAAATAATGGTGAAGAAATAGATTCAGAAAGTTCTATAAAACAAAAAGTAATTAACTGCGCAGTACTATCAACAACAGCACAGATAGCTGGCATGCAACAGTCTAATGACTTTGGCGCAGCAAACCCGTATGCCTTTCTAAGGTTAGGGCAGTCCCCATTTAACGCATCTAAGTACACATATACGAACCCACTATCGGCATCTAGCGATGTCTATGGTAAGAATCAAGCAATGTATTGGCTGTTAAACGTAGACACTGTTACCGATGATCAGCTGTCTTTATACGATATAGTAACTTGGACTCCTAGTTCCCCAATAACAGCAGAACAGGGTCTAAAGGTAAAGAAGTACCTAGAGCAGACTCAGGGAACACTGGTATTAGATTTATCAAAGCTTTCCGTTGTAACAACACAGGCAATTGATTATACTGGCGCACAATCAATAGATCCATCCTTATCGGTCAGTGCCCAGGAATATCCGCTAGATACATGGACTTATAATCAGGAAAATATTTTTCTTAATGAAAATAAAACTAATGCCTGGCCAATTAACCCAGGTATTTTTGAAAGATTAACTGTAGACAATGTTAACTACGATGTATATTCAATATTTGGAAGAAGCAATCTTTCTAATCTTACAACTAAAAAAACAGTAAAAGAATTTACTGGAAATATTGCAGCCAATAATGTTGTATTAAGCAATTCTAGAAGCAAGCCAGTATTCGTTAGTTTAGAATTTATCCCATCCACTGATTCGCTGTCTAAAGGCGCACTATTGGCTACAACCACACCGATGCTTAAGTATTGCAATGACATATACCAACCATCTTCTATCTTTGATATAGCAACAAGTAACAATGGTCCAACTAGCATAGCTCAAGCTACGTTTACTACTGTAGCAGCAATAGAAGGTCCAATGAAAATGCTATACAATGCATGTTCGGTTGCATTGTTAAATAGAATATTTTCAACTAAGGTTAAAGATCTAAGATCGTCAATGTACTATCAGGTTTCAAATTGGCAATCTTCATATGTATTAAATGGAAACGTTTTATTGGAAGACGAGAAAAAAGAAGTATATTCTCTTATTAAGGTAGACAATCAAAATGCTGTTGGAACCTCAAAGTATGCAAGGAATTTAATCCCAAGTAATTCTTCAGTGTTAGAATTTTACAAAAAATCTATTTATGACTTTTTAGCTGATCAACACAGTATCTCTTTGCAAGAAATTGATTCTAGTAATTTAGAATTTTTTATAGAGATAACAAATAATGACGTAGAAATCGCAAACGCTACTCCGATAAAAGGTGGAGATCGTATTTACGCAGCCGTTGTACAAAGTGGTACAGAGATACCAACTTCTTATAATCTATTTAAGATAAACAACGATAGCATTACTGGGGCAGTTTATGCGTATACTAATTCTCCATCAGCTCAATTCACTGTGCCCGGTGGCTTTGGTCCTTACGTTATAAGAGAAAGACTATATAGATCATCGACTAAAGAAATAAATGATGGACTTTCTAGTTCGATATCTTCATCTAATAGTTATAAAAATTATACGTTTAATTTTTCTATCTTTAATTCTTATAATCAGTCAAGTGAATCAACGCTAAGCTTTAGTGCAAATTGGTCAGCAGTTATGACCGCAGAATATACAGCAACACTATCAAGACAAGCAAGATATGAAGATGTTTTTCCACCTGGTTCCAAAAGGGAAGTAGATGATGTTGCCATTACTACTACTTTTGAGACTGGAGCAGCATTCTCTGGAGCAGATAGAATTGATGCTTATAGGCAGGGAATAAATAGTAACGATCCAGTTAATAACTTCTTATACACCGGAGATATACAACAAGGTAATATCATCGGAGCATATGGAGAAAATAAACCCAATATGCTTCCAGATTATATTAAATATATACAGATAAGTATGAGGGAAGCCGGGATATTGGTTGCTGGAAAACTTCCAGAATTAAGTGGACAGTTTAAAGCAAACACACGAAATGCAGTTTTGGCTTTTCAGGCATCAGTCAATGCAAGATATGAAAACGGAACGGTTGATAGCGAAACTAAGTCATTAATCGCAATTCATATTTGGAAATCTATAAAGAATTCTGATCCAACCCGATATAGTGCAATAATAGCTAGGTTACAAGTAAATAATCCAACAGTTGTTAAGTATGTTGTAGCAGCCGCAGATGCGATAGAGTTACATGATCTTCCTAATAGAGATTGGAATTATAGAAAAATAACATATACTGGTCAATCTGGTCCTAAAAAATTAGTAGATTCAATATTTTTTGCAGTTCCATTTGATCAAATTTCAATTGATGGAATAGTACAACAGGATTTAAAAAATCAAGTTCTTAAATCTGTAACCATATGGCCTGGAGCATTTGCGGGTGCACCAGACTATAAGGGAATAGCTCTCAAGCAGGCAGTAGTCTATTCTGGGATAGACATGGCTGGCAAAAATATAATTAAAGGCGCTGCAAAATATACAACTGAGAAATTTACAATTGAAGTTAATAGGCCAATGGCAGAGTGTATGTTCTTCGCTTTCCAATTCAATGGTGGTCCGCTGGGAGGAAAATATGGTTCATTTGCTGAAGGGTATTCTTTAAATAAGGTTGTGTTTGAAATTGGTTACACGCTAGATACGTTTAATGCTCAAACAATAGTCGAAAGTGGTTATAGATTAGATACGACTACAGCTCCAGTAGAAATAAAGTTTAATATAGCTGGATCAGTTACTGGTATATCTCCAAACAAAGCTGAGATTATAGATCTAAATGGTGTTAAGTCCACCAAGTATGCAACAACTCCAGTATCTATAACATATCCTACATGGTCTGGGGAAAAAACTTTAAACCTATCAAATACCACGATTAACTTTAGCAGCACTTCATACAGTCCGCCATTTACACCTTACTCTGATTCTAATTTAGAGCCTCAGTACAAAGATGAATCTATATCAATAAACTTAACACAGACAAAAACAGTTTCAATAAACTCAAATACTTTTGCTGTTGCTAATGTTGTTTCAGCGACTGGAAACCCAGTAAATAGTTCAGATTTAAGTTTAAGTATTTCTTCAAATAAATTAGTTTTCGAGACTTCATCTCTTATATATGAAAATTCAAACGTAATCAAAAGCGCTGAGAAGCTTTTAGATAATTACTGGTTAATGAAAACAGATGGTTCAATAATAAAGTCAGCTAAAAAAGCAATTTCTGTTTTAGATGGTTTAGTTCTTTTAACTCAACCAAGTTTAGACCCAGATAAAGTTGGCAAACCATATGGCATAGAACTTCAATCTTTTGTAAATACTCTTTCTACTGATCGAGAATTTAATACAGATTATGGATCTTTTATATTAACAAATAACGCTAGAGATGATGGTGGTTTCCTTTATGGATTCTATGATAATAAGAAAAAAGAATTTTTAGGAACGAATCTTTATTATGTAGACTATATTTCAAGAGGTCCACAAAATGTATACATTGCTGCACTAGCAGTAGATGCAGATGGAAATCTTGGAAATGGATTAGACTTCTTTGGACCAAAGACTTCTGGTAAAATAATACCTTCTTCCATACCCGTAAAAATGGCATGTCCTATATACAATGTTGAATATGTTCCATCATCAAGAATAGGCATATCATCGATCCCGCCAAATCTTTCAAAGCTTCAGCAGTGGCCACTGTATATAACATCTGGATCTTTCACAAAAGACATATACATAAACCCAGCTTATGGTTGGACTTCTTGGGCTGAGAAGTACACAGGCAAAGTGCTAAGAGCTACGTATTCAACTTTAAATATGAGTAACGTAATCTGGTCTCAGATCGCCGGCAAACCATATATTACTATAATTAATGAAACACCAATAGTTTTATCATCTAAGAGATATCAGTTAATGCAAGTCCCTATAGCCACCTTTGTGGAACCTTCGCAGATGGAATGTGGATCAGTAGTTAACTGGGTTGATTTTGAAACAAGAGAATCAGTTGACTCACCATGGACGGCAGTAGATTCAAGCCTCATAAGAAATATTAATTCTCAGACTGGAATAGTTGATTTCATTACACCCATAACGAGTGACCCAGATCTAATAAGGGTAAGCTACACTGCTAAATCAAATGGTATTCCACTCAAGCAAATTAACGGCAGAGTTATTCCATTAAATCCATTTCTTAATAAAAATACAGTAGAAGCAGAAAAGCCTCTACACATATATATTAAACCCGTAAGGATAGAAGTTAGAAGCTCCAGTCAGGATGGGTATGTATGGGATTACGTTAGCGATTACTCATATGATTCTCCAATAGATTTTACTTATAATACTTCTATTTTTGATCCATATAATAGCGTTAACTATGATCCATTTTCTCTTCAAATAGGGTTAGTCCATGTGTTAAATTCTGTAGATATTAAAGATTTAGCTATTGAAGATTTAAGATTAAAAGGTGGAGGATTAAAGGCTACTATGGGTAAGACTATAGACGTACAGTCTTATGGATCGCTCGACATAAACAAGGTCTTTAAAGAGGTTAAAGAAGCATCGTCATTCTGGGACGTTTATCCACCAGATCAGCAAGCATACTCTAAGGGCGGATTCATTATAATCAAACTGCCAAAAGAAGTATTAAATAATTTTACTAGTGAAGCAGAGTTGTACGGTATAATAAGTAAGAACATAACCGCTGGTGTAGCATATAAGATTCAAGATATGGAAGGAAATGATTGGGGTGTATTATAATGATTAACTTTCTTCCTAGTATAATTAAAACATTTTCTGATAATTCCCAGCAAAGTGTTGGCTATTTAATTAAAAGTATTAAAGCCGATAAAGCACAGGTATCAGAATTAGTAAAAAGTCTTTCCAATTTTTCTGTTGGAGCAGATTTTGCACCAACTTTAATGAGGTCTAGGGCAATTATAGAATCTGAATTTTTTGTTGATATTTTTAGAGATGTACAGATAAGATTCGACAGATACTTTTCGGCATCTAATTCAATCAGCGTATCTCTAAACTCGATGATAGAAGTCATGTCATCTCAAGTCGCAAAAATAGAAAAGAATATTTCTCTTTTAGAAAATTATATAGATAACTATGATTTCATCTCAGGAAAAGATGATCTTTATAATAACTCTTATATAGAAAATTTTAATGATTTATTAAAATCAAATACATATGACACTTCTCCAGTCCCTTTTGTGGATAGAGGCGGGGTTGCTTTTGATGAAAATGGAAATGGCTTTGTTGATCCAATTGTTTCAAAATTTAAAATTGGCAATGGTATTGACTTTATTAATGCTATAGGTTTCATAAAATCAGTAGACTATGAAACAAACTATAATCAATATATTTCTTCTATAACTGATTATGAATCTTTATTTAACGAGAAGCAGTCGAATGTGTGGAACGTCTCAATTCAATCGCCGGCAATATTAACTTCTATTCCACCATCATTTTCTGAGAATATAGATTATGACTATTCTTACATAGTTGGTGCTAAGACGGTAATGACAATAAACTTTATAAAAGAAATTGAAATGGATTTAATTAGAATAAATCCTAATGAATATGATGGGCTACAGCTGATGCAAGTGGTTATAGAATCAGCAAATATAGCAGAAAGAATCTACTCAAGTAATTCCAACGTCCCTAGTTCTGGTTATGAAAAAAAGAAAATTCTTTTATCTCCAGTAAAGATAAACTCTGTATTAGATATTAGCTTTCCATTAGACAAAGTAAAAAGCATAACATTAATATTTAATCAAAGCACGTATAAGAAAAATACTATTTCACCGACTTCAGATGAAGTATCTTCAAGATTAATCCACGAATTACTAAGTGGTATAAGAAAAAGTAAGAAAAATAATCACAGCAAACTTCAAGACATAGTCCTAGAGTATTTTAGAAAATTTAATTCAATAGACGAAGCAAAAAGAAATTCGTATGCGTACACTGATTATTACACATATAAGTATCCAGTCGGTAAAGTTGGATCGCAACCATTTTTAAATGAAAAAAATAATTCAACATCTTTAGATCAAGAAGA